CGTAGTGTTCATGGGCTAGCTTAAAAAATTTATCTCCCACTTTCCACAGATGGGAACGAGCCTCAATGCTGGATATTTGTTCATCCGTAAGCGGACGCATTTCTGGAGTTGCATACATATCCATAACGTTGGCATCTCTATTCTTATTAATACTATCGTATCTAGGTAAATCATTAAAGATGCGATTTCTTTTTGTGTATCTACTCATTTTAATTCTTCCTCCATTCTATGGGACCTATTAATTCGTATACTTGCGCCAAGATTTCAATACCGCCTCTTTTTCTTTCCTGATCTGTTCGCTTACTCTTGCTGGTGATTTCGCGTGCTCGGTCGGAGTTTGCTGAGTTCGTTGTTGGTTTCCGAATGAGAATCCGAACGGCAAAGATTTCTTCAAAGCAGTATTAGTAGAATCAACTTGTTGTTTTTTCGTTAAAGTCCCATATGGAAAGCTCTCTGCGCCGACCCACTGGTTTCCTATATACCCCAAATCATGCTCGTGAAGGACACCGATTTGGCAAGTAACCGAGTAAATCTTTGGAATTATTACACCGGTTCTGCTTGTCACAACACCAACCTCTAAATTTGGGTTAAAGGAGAGTCCACCTTTTATTACCCCTAAGAGACCCTTTTGAGACGTTACGCCGTTGCCAGCAGTCGCGGCATCTTGAAGTAGATTTGTAAATTTTACTCTCACCAAAGGTGCACCGTCCATTGTCTTTATTCCGTTATCATTTTTATACGTGGGATACAACATCTGTACAAGATTCTGAAATTTTCCTAAATTAGATTCAGCTTCTGCGACATCGTCTGATACGACATCCCAAGATAGAGATACTGCCCGGGTTGTATTTTGAAACGTATAAAGTGGGTCCATTCTACCGTATATCTGCTCGTTACCCCAATTTGACGTAAAAGTATCCGTATAGTCTGTCAAGATGGATTGAAAGGTCTCGTGCGCTCCAGTAAGGACATGCGTGAATTTTATCTGCCATCCCCATTTATTTTCCAATTCTTTTCTATAACTACCTGGCATTATTGTGACCTCCCTTGCTTATATAATTATCCCAATGCATAAAAATCGTTATTCATTAGTGATATAGTGGACTTTGCCACGGTTCTTCCGTCTAATTTAATGACTATTTCTTTGCCTGCTGTTGCTTTGGACATCAATTCAATTAACTTATCTAACTTATTTGCTACGAGACCACCTTCCTTCACTCCGATCAGCTGATCTGATGCATTTGCATTTACCATAAAATCATCTACTTTTGGTGCGTCAGACTCAATCCCCATCATTGTAGCCCGATAGTGGGTTGGGGTTATTCCTTTCGCTTTTCCAGCAGCTTTGTTCGCTGCTTGATTCTTAGCAGATGCCTCTTGAACTTTCTTATTTTTGCTTCCAAGGGCAATACCACCTTGAGATTTAGATTTTCTTGCCTTAGAAAAAACCTGGCCGCAATGACCACCGACGCCAGGGGGCATCTTTCCATTCTCTGAACAATAATTATATTGCTGTTGCATAGACAAGGAGTCCCAACTGGATTGCGCTTGCCTATTAATTCTACGCTTTCCTGAAGCGTGTTTTTTGTGGTCTCCTCTGATGCCTTCGCCCAGAGTTTTCATGATGCCAACCTTTCTAAGTGCTTTGGGTCCGAGCATCTGTCCTATCTTCGCGCCTGCGATGGCAGCACCAACACCAGCACCAATTACCGCAAGGGTTGTTCCGGCTAATCCTCCCAGCATGGTGCGTATCGAAGTTTTTTTCAAAAAACCACCAGCACGTTTAAGCAAACTTGTTCCTGTCTTTTTTATATTTTGCGCGGGGCTGATACCTCCTTTAGGAGTGGCACCGCCTCTTTTTCCTCCTGTGACAGAATCAAGAACACTATCAACTACGCCGCCGGTTGCTCCACCAGGCATTTCATTAAAATTGGTAACATAAACTGGTGTTCCACTCTTGACCATGTCGGATGCGCCGCCGAGTATTTTCCCCATTAATGGAGATTTCTTAGACACAGCATCAATGCCTTTCTTCAGGATGCCGTCGGCTGCGCCTTTTGCAATAATTCCTTGAGCGACGGTTGCACCGACACTGAGTGCCGCACCACCAGCCTTGACCGCCCACGTATTTTCTGCAAGTGCATCCTTCAGAAAACTCATTGCCTCCGTCATTTTCCCGGCCATCAATTCTTGATTCTTTTGAGCTTTTTCCTGACTAGTCATCGCAGCCTTATTGGTTTTGTCTACGTCTTTTGCAGTTTTAGTTGAATTTTTCTCAATGTCTGCCATTCTTATCGTTTCTAATGTTAATCCCTTGTTGGAATTTATCATCTTCTGGATATCTGCAACGTCCATCCCCATAGCTGATGCCAAGGCTCTCATCGTACCTCGAACATCCGAGCCGCCGCCCTTTAGATCGACCTTTGATGCCGACATCGCCTTAGAAATCATTGCAAACTTTTCATCATCGGAAGCTTTCATTATCGCTAGAGCATCCAACCGGTCTTCGCCCCTCAATTCCAACATCGCGTTAAGGCGACCAGATGCCTCTGATGCGCCTTCGATAGTGTCTAGTTTCGCGCCAACGTCTAGCATTTTCCCAACTTCAATTCCAAGTTTTTTAGATGCTCCTAGCATTTTTGCAAAATGCTTCATAAACGCACTGCCATAAGCAGCAAGATGGCTGCGGCTTTGCTTAAATGCTTGCCCAATAGCTTCTGGAGATTGCTTCATTGATTGTGCAAGATCTAGCAACTTAAGATTGTTCTTACTCGCCTCTTTCGCAGTCTGACCCATTGATTTTACAAAAAAGGTGAAGTTTTCAGCTGAAGTGCGAGCAGACATTCCCGCCTTGTCTAACAATGCATTTGTCTTGGATAAATCATTTATGGTATCCTGAGAAAGAGAATTGAAATCCATATAAGATTCGTTAAGTGCTATTTGAGCTTTTGACATCTCGCCCGAAGNTATTGTCACAGAGTCAGTTTCCATGGCAACCCTTTTCATCTGCTCTCCGAGATTAAAAGATCCATCAGTAACCTGTCCGGTTGACCTGTACAAGTCTTGGTTGCTTTGTTGGACCTTTTCCGCTAAATCGGATGCTCGTTGAAGTTCATTATTAAACTGGTTAAGAGGGTCGAACAAATTTCGGAATTTGTTTGCAGCGTCAGACTGCACAACATTCATCAAAGCAGTTTTAAACTTATTCGTTCCTGCGGAGGCGTCATCGGTTTTCGATTTAAAGATAGACATTGCGGATTGCAACTTGGCAGAAGCACCCAAGAGCGAAGTACCCGCATCAGACGCATTGAAATAACTTAAAGATAAATTGTTAACAGTTGATCCCAGTACACTGTTAATCTTGATTGATTCCTCTTGGGCAGCAGTGTAAGATTTGAGTTGCTGTTCAAGATTTATGAGGTTTTGTAATTCTTCTTTGTCGGCCGCATCTAATTGTTCTTTTGCTGCCAATTCGCTATAATTTTGGTTAAGGATCTCCTTTTTGTGAGAGATCTCTTTTCGCACAGATTCTTCTTTTTTGCCACGCAATTTTAAGATTTCTTGTTCTAATGCGTAAGACTTCTTATCTTGCTCAAACTGGTCCTTCTTTAGCTTGTTATTAATTGCAGAGAGTTCGTTTTCTCTTTCTAATTCTTCTGGTGTTTTGTTGTTATCGTCGGCCATTTTTTAATACCTCGCCACGCTTATTTAAATGGCCAGACTAAGCCGGTATCTTTTTCGAAGCTCTTAACAGCACCGTCGAGTCGGTATCGACTCTTATACGTCGCAGGATTGTCAAGCCCATGTTTGTTATAGGCAATAACATAGTCCTTTTCAGCGGAAAGGGCGCGGGTGAATCTATCAACCTGCATGGGGGTTCCCCTTATCGTAGCAGGGTAATAAGTGCCTGTCATAATAATATTCATCAGTCGTTGAACCTGTGCTGCCATCTGATTCATCGCTAACTCGTTAAGACTTGTAAAGTCAATTATAATTTCATTAGTCTTGTCTGACAAGATAATTCCTCCGTCTTTAGATGTATCCCATCAAGTTAAATAGTTGTCATATAATAAAATAGGGACCACTAAGATCCCTATTTTACTTCTTCTTTGAGGCTTTTTGCATTTCGTCGCTCTCAAATTCAAATTGTTTCTGTAATCTTCGTAGAAACCATCTTCTGATTTGGATTGAAAGATTGTATGCCTCTGTGAAGCTCCAACCTCCATGATACTTTAAAGCAAATATCTCCTCATAAACGTTTTCAATATATTCGTTACCCAGGCCAAAAGAACTCGCCCGTAATGGGCACCTCCGTTTCCATTGTATGACCACAATGATGGCATTCGGCGTCCTGTTTGAAGACTACGTTGGGCATTACCCTCTTATAGGCGTCTCTCATGATTTTAGAATCTGATGCAGGAAGTACGTCAACAAACCTATTAATCTGATCGGGGTCGGTAACTCCATTCGCGCTGAAAATCATCATTTTCATCATGTCTGTTAGTCCCGAATCTGGAAGTCCATTTCTTTCCTTCATCTCTCTCGTCTTTTCTAACTTCAATTCGTCGGTACCGGTAAGGGCACGTATCTCTACTAGAATTTTAGTTTTAGGTAACTCCACTTCTGCAGTGCCATTTTCTGTGAATTTAACATCGTCAGCTTCATCAATGGATGTATAACATTCATTGTACTTGGATAAATCAAATTGAAATTCAAAATCTTGATTGCAGTTCTGACACGCAACTTCTGCATCATAAGCAGCACCGTAACCAGTAATACGAGCGGCATACATTAGTGCGTTTTTGTCACCAATCAACAAACTGTCTGATACTACATCCTCTTCTATAATGATGTTGTCTAACATCTTGTTTATCGCTAGACCTTTTCTTAGAAGGGACTGAGAAGACAAAATGTCTTCTTCCTTTGCTGTCATGTGACGGATTTCGACCGTTTCTTTACCGTGTAAAGGATGACCAACAGGGTAGAGTCTCCCCTTTGAGGGGAGGTCCACAACTTCTGTTGGTATCGAAAAATTTAGTAAAGATCCGCCCGAAGACTTTTCCATGACTGGATCTGGTGGGGATGCTGAATGTTTTCTTCTTGCTTCGTTTCTCTTATTCGACAAACTTTCCTCTCTTTCTTAACCTTGTCTATTATAGCATTATTTNAATGAAATTAAATANTTANTTTTGTTTTACCTTTTTTTCAGCCCTTNTTCTTTTGACCGTGCGTGGGAGACACCCGAATTCTTGATTTTCCCGTCGACGAACCCTGGAGAGAATCCAGNGTTCTTACCCAATTTCCCGACGGAAACATCGCCGATGCCAGATACGGTTGCCCAATCATATCTGAATGTGACTTCAAGATTGATTAGATCATCCGACTCATAATCGGCCTCGTCGAAGTTGACGGACTTGATCCAGGGATTCCAAAAAGCCCACTCTTCTACGATCTCGCCCTCGGCATCGAGTTGTGCCATAAACAACTTGCCGCCGACAGATTGGACAGCTGCCTTCTTTGTCATGGTCTTAGGACTTTGCAGGTTTATTGCATCAGGAGTAATATATCCACTGTCTGTTAATAGCTTCATCATCGTTTTCGATGCATCCGGATGCAAAGGATCTGCTATAGTTACACTCATCTCGTCATACTCTACTCTACCCGGAAAGAAAAACTTATAATTTAAAAATACGTGCTCTGCCTCTGTGACAGTCACCGTCGGTCGGCTGGCTTTCTTGAGCAACCAGTAAGGGATTCCGTTAAATCCCATAATCCATCTAAATTTTCTCTTTGGCTCAATTGAATGATCGCTCCAAAATCTTCGGTTTCCCATCTGTGGTGTCCTCCTAGTTTTCTCTACAACTTTAACTAGTCATATTATATTGTTTATTGCTGCTTTTAATCATCAAAAGCCGCGCCTTGGTTCGTAACAATAAAATCTATCGCAATGAATTCCAAAGCCTTCGCTGGCTTTATGAAGATCTTGGCATACATGATGTTTCTATCAATTAAATCAGGAGTTGTCGTAGTTCCGTCAAGAACAACCTTATATTCCTGAACCCCAAAACCAGACTTCACCTGCTGAAGGAATGGTTCTACCTGACCGCGGAATTTATTCCAAGTTGCCTGCACATTCTGCTCAAACAGCAGTCTTGAAGCAATTCTGGAGATTTCCTTCTTTAGGTACACCATTAGTCTTCTGACATTGATTCTGTCAAGTGCTGAAGGTGTTGCCTGTAGCGTCTTTTGTCCGAAAATCACAATCCCCTCTGCCGGGAATGATGCTATCGGATTAACTTGGTTCTCATATAGATCGTCTCTATCCTTGGCAGACAATCTTTGCGATACCGCCAAGACCGGCACACCAGCGGAGCCTTCACTTAGACCGCCGCGGGTAAATCCTGCAGGAGCGAACCAAAGTTCGCCGACCCTCTGGGTTGATGCCATTGTGCCGAGTGCTACAACTGACGGTGGTACCCAAACCTGTTGTGCGTTAATCTCATCGTAGATCTTTACCCACGGGAAGTAAGCACAGCCGTAACTCGTGTTTAGCCCTCTCTGTGACAGAGTGTTAACACAGTCTGTAACATTATTATTTGTTATTCTTGTCTTAAAGTTGGCGGTTGTTTCTGTTGATGGTTGATACCCGCCCTGCTCCAAATCGATAACTGCAAGAGCGTCTCCACGGTCCTCGCAGACCCTCAATACGTGGTCTGTGATGAGAGGTTCGCGGACTCCGGGGACTGCCATTAGGTTGATATCTACAACCTCTGGTTCCGCCACAGAATCGATGGCGCGCTTGAATGAGTTTGCCGCATAATTGTTCTTAAACGCCACTCCGGAAGCACCGACAACGTGATTGCCAAAAGGTGCTCTCTCCTTGATGTTCAGACCGTCGAAACCACCATACATCGGTGAAGTAAACTTGGTAAATCCGGTCTTAATCAATTCCGTCCAAGAGCCAGACCCCGCGCCCATTCTAAGCGCAGTATAAGAAGTAGCTGCTTTTCTAGATCCGGACTGGTAGAACGCTGTCTTAACGCTAGTGGCCGCCGAATTGGCTGCGATAACGTCGTCTAGCGTGAATATAAAAGAATATTCAGTGTTGTTGCCTGGGTCATATGTATCTGCTGCTATTCCTTGACCACCCCTTACAATGTCCAGATAAGACTCATCAAATCTAGTGCTTGTGGGTGACCTGTAAGTGCTGACTCCGAAGTGAGCCATCTTGTCGTTTCTTAATCCCTCTGCAGAAGCAGATCTTCTTAGGGGAAGTGACGGGAACACAACCGATGCGACAGATGATGCTTCACCAGCATAAACTGTGTGAGAACCAGTTGTTGCAGATGCGAAAATCCCGTTACACTTAAAAGGAATTGCGCCTAATCCTCCAGACAAAATCGCGTTACGTGAACCAGAAACAAACAGCGAACCGGACATCAATGCGCCCTCTACGCCACCGTTAGGGGTTGCGTTTCCAGCGTTGATAGCGTGAACAGTTGATCCGGATAATTCTCCAGATGTAACAGCTGTGAGAGTGAATCTCTTATATCTAGGTGGACCGTAGAACCCAAATGGCAAATATGCCGGATCTGATATTCCCTCTTCCACATCTGAATCTAATTCAACTCTCACAAAACGAGACTGATTTGGCCAAGTCCCGTAAGTTCTATATCGCTTATCTGTCTCATCCCATTCTTGATATTGGTCACCTATCTTTGCACCAATAAAATTATTTGAATTAGGATTCAAGTTACATTGACTAAATCTTTCTAAAACCTTTCGCTGTCCGTCGTGATCCCTTGTGTATCTCAAAGTGACAGAAAAAGACCCATATGGATCCACGTCATTTGGTGCGCGGTGATCACTTATTGAAACCTTAACATTTCGGGAAGACCATTCGCCGTCCTCCAAACCAACAATCCTAAATAATTTTTGTTGTTTTGCTGCATCAAACTTAGTTGTGTTGCTTGAAAGGTCTTGACCAAAAAACCATCCTGTTTTAGCAGGTTGTGTACTTATCTGGTTTGATCCCCAATTATGAGTTGTGCTCTGTAATCCAACAATACACCCATAAAGCGTGGGGTCCGCGCCCAACTCGCCCTGATGAAGTGTTCCAGATCCGTGCAGATCTTTCGCGTGCCGGTCAAATGTCTCTCCCAGAAAATACTTTTTCGAGTCACTGACTGCGCTGCCCATGAGGGTTGGATTTGTATTGAAAACCTTTCTTATATATTTATCGCTATTCCTATCAAAATTAAAAGTGACCTTCTTGCCAACGTTCGCATTATCGAAAAGAACAGTTGTGAACTCCATCGTGTCGGTGTTACTTGCCTTAAAGAAAATGGAATTACCGGCGGCGGCAGTATTGCCTGCGCCCAGTTTACTCGCTGCTTGCGATCCTGATCGGTAGGTCGCTCGTTGTCCCGCTATAAAGGTACCCGAAAGCTCGATAGCACCTGCATCGAAATACCAAACCGCCGCCAGAGAACCAGTGGTTCTTGCTTTAGCTCTACTACTCTTAGCACCCAAGTTTCTCCTGTCGCCAACATACGATCCTTCAAAATCGTATTGGTTGGACCCCGAAGAAAACAGGAATAGTCCAAAAGCACCACCGTTTCCTGATGGGGTTACATCCGTTCCTGCAGCATGAGAGTTAGAGTGTTTCCATCCTGCTTCACCTCCCGCGACCGCTGAGTCGTGTGCCTCTCCGAGTACTCGCACCACAGTAACGGGTGCTGAATTCCTCAGATACGCCATGGCAGCGTATGCTGCGTATGTAGGGGCAAGATAATTGCCATCTCTCCAAACGTCACCGCCTCTACCACCGGCAATTGGATTTCCAAATATTTCTACGAATTCACTCATTGACCCAACAGTGACGGGTCGGTTACTGGGTCCTCTTTCTAAGCGACCAATTATTGCAGGACCGAGAACCCCGGGGGCGGGCCCGGGTTGTGAGTTATCAATTTCATTAATAAAAACTCCAGGTGAGACGAATTTAAATCTATCAACGGACATATTTTATTTCTCCTTAAAAAACAATTTTTTGACAAGAATCGACTAATCTTTAAACTTCTTTCTTAAATAAATAGTATTCTAGAACCCGAAAGGTATCGTTAATAAATGATACAAATAAACAAAAAGGGGGAGGCTACGGCCTCCCCCCAGATGTTCTCTCTTTAGAAACTATTTCTTATGAATTAGTTCCCGAACCAGAAAGATAAGTAACAGTAAGAACATCGTCGGAATCCAGCGCAAGATCTGTGTGAAGCAGAACCTTGTATCTGTTAGCCGAACCAGTTACCAAGTGGTAATCGGTCGGACTTCGGTGTTGGGCTGAAGCCGATAGTGCGTTACCAATATGATCACCGTGTAACAACAGACCGTTCAGATAGACCATTATACTACCTGACATCGGTTGCGCACCCAAGGATGCGGTTATGTACGGAGTTGGTACTGCGTTAGTAGCATGAAGCCCCTTCATTGGCACAGACCCCGATATGTTCGAGCCATCGGCTCGGACAAACGTATGTTTTCTCCAACCGACACTAAGTCGACCAGAGGTATATGTGATACCACCGTTTGCATCGGTCTTATTAATAACAACGTCTGAATTCAACTTTGCCTTAGTTACTGACAGTGCTCCAAGCTTTGCTGTCGTGACTGCTGAATCAAGGATAGCGGCAGTCAAAACCGAGCCAGTTTGCATATTGTCCTGAGTTACAATACCTGTACCATGCAACTTGTTGGTGGTCACTTCGTGGGCAGTAACTGCTGACCCTGAAACGGTTCCTCCGATAGTTGCTGCCGAACCCGTAAGTCCACCAGTTGTACTGTAAATAACTGCCTTGCTGCCGACAACGGTTGCAGCAACAGCACCGTCAGTTAAGTTAAGCTCGGCTGCAGTTGCAGACACGAGCGTACCACCAAGTTTAAGACCGTTAGTAGCATCATGAGACGCAATATTGAAGTCATACGCACCGTCCAAGACAGTAATCGTTGACGCCGCAGTGTCAAAAAAGTCAATTACCGTAGTCTCAGTATCATTGATCGCTGCCCTAAAAAGAACAGCACCATCAGTCGTATCCTTGGTAACGTCTTTAGCTCTAGCAACGATTGAACCATACTCCTTTTGATTGGAAGCATCGTCCATACCTGAGAAGTAAAGACCACCCAAGTAGTCATCATCAGCAGGCGAATTACTAGCATTGTGCAACACAAAGCTTGGTATGTTACTTCCTGTAACAAGACCACCAGCACCGTTGTTAGCTGCCAAAGTCGACAGCCTAAGACCATTATCAGCATCATGAGTCAACGTGATATCCTTATCTGAACCAAAGTGGATTACAGCTGCGTCCGACAATAACATGATATCGTCGCCGATAACTGCATCCCCAGCTACACTCAAACCACCGTCGGTCTGTAAAGAACCGTCAGTTGTAGAGGTTGCTGCTGTGGTATCATCTGTTTTAAGGATGCCGCTGTAAGTACCAGTTGTGCCAGCAACAGCGGCAAAGGTGCCAGCAGCTGCCGAGTTGGCACCAATAGTGGTACCATCAATAGCACCACCGTCGATGTCAACAGCGTCAAGATATCCTGTACCGTCAATATAAAGGTCCTTCCACTTCGCGCCAGAGGCACCAAGATCGTTCTTATTGCTCTGGAGTGGACTAAGATTTGAGATTAAGCTAGCATCGACCTGAACAGTACTTGTCATTCCTCCAAACACAACATTGGCTGATGAAGTAAAAGAAGTTGCATTGATTTGTTTCGCAACAACCTTGTCAGTTGTAGTCGTGTGGAACGTACCTGCAGCACCAGAAACTAGTGTCGTGCCGGTTATGGACACGCCTTGCACTGTGGATGTCGAAGTTACATTACCCACCGCTATGTGTCCTAGCTCTGCTCTCTTCGCCTGAACGAGAGAACCAGAAACCGAACCAGTAACACCAAAACGCATACCAGCCTTTCCAAGAGCTGCCTGAGTGACGGAGCCAGACTTGAAGCTAGCACCTTCCTGTCCGTCGACGTTAACCATCAACGAGTCACCAGTAAGAGTCCTGGAACCAAGAGTCAATGACATCAAAGGTGCGGAACCAGTACCAGCAACGCCGACTTTACCGCCAAGCTGAAAACCAGCTCCGACATAGTCGCCTGGAGTGGATCCCGAAACACCTGCAATAATCAAGTTATCCTTGATTTCCAAAGAGTCCTTTGTGATTGTGCGAGAAACGATCTCGTCAACTTCGAGGGTATTAATATAAGCAGCAGAAGCTGTCAAATATTGGAATTTGGCAGTCGAGCCAGCATAATATGTGGTACCACCATCAAAGTAGAGTTTACCACCGGAGACTTTCTGCTTCATGTGACTACCATCAAAACCCAATATCTCAGTAGATCCAGAATAAACTGACATCGTTGAAGTACCTTGATTTCCTAGGAACTTAAGATGAAAGTATTCGCCTGCCAGAGCATTACCGTCGGTGATCTCTAATCGACCATCGCCGATAATACGTTGAGGTACGCCAGCAGGGGAAACAAAACCTACCATCGCCGCTTTCCCGTAGTCGGGGTCCTTAAAATAAGTTGATCTCGACGCATTGACAATGACATTATTGCCACTTTTTAAATGAAGATCACTAGTTGTAAAAACCTGTAACTTGCTTGCAGCGTCTGAATAGATATAAGAACCGGTGTCGCGGAACATCAATGCGCCGGATTGGGGCACCTTAAGACCGAAGCGACCTGAACCGTCAGTAAAGATGGTATGACCAATTTCAATAGCCTGCATTCCGCTGGTTGCGTTATATGCTCTAAGTAACAAATTGGTTCCGCCACCTGTGCTTGGACCGGCGGTGATTGTTAATCCGCCGCCGCTATCGCCGCCAGTAGAAAATGCCGCGATCTGGGATCCGTCTTGCATAAAATCAATTTGAGTGTTGCCATCAAGCATAACTTTGGAGTCATTTACCATGAGGCGCGACTTATTAGCTCCGTTCGATCCAGACGCACCAATGATGACTGCGCCGTCTTCGTTAAGACCTTTGCCACCTGCTGAAATATATAAGAAACGTGACTTGGTTGAATGTATTCTCGGCGTTGATGTTGAAGCAGTATATGCTCCAGGTTCCGCGAAATACAGCTTCATAGCGTTACTTGCGGTTAGATCAAATCCACCGGCAGCGATATGACCTTTAACAGATCCGCTACTCAGATTGTCCATTGTGACACCACCTATTTCTATAAGTTTAGTGCCTATTCTTGTTCTTGCCATTTTTAAATCCTCCTATTTTTTTGATTTATGGCTGAACTTTTAATTAATGATTTATAAAATTGTAACTGGGATTGGAGTGAATATTTAATTCATTTAAATTTTAGGTGAGATGGAATAAATTAACTGGACTTAAATAAATATGTTATGAATTTACGAAAAGAGTATTTTCTTTAAATTTCGGACATTATTATCAAACTTACAAAAATCTGAACTTAGAAATTCTATTGATCTCTCCTTGCATTCTTTTAGGTTTTCAAATTCAAAATAGAACCTTCCGCCCTCAAGGCGATGACACTGTAGCAGCTTAATATTAAACATTTGTAAATACGCTGCGATTCCAATGTCAGAAGTCGTGTACGTTGCGTCTTTTTCCTCTTTTGTTTCCATGAACTAATTAGATTCCCTCTTAATGAAAGATGCCTTTTGTTTTCCGTCAGGAGGAAGATTTAAAACATATGTCGCTTTCACGTCTAGATTGTAAGATTCTTGCAAGCTTTGCAAAAAGGTTTGTAAAGATTTTTGGTTTTCTTCGATTAACTCCAAAAGAAGCTCTTTGTCGGATTCATAGTTTTGTTGTAATAAGCCCAACCTTGCTATCTCCATAGATATTATATGCTGCCTAGACCTTATTTCTTGAAGATTTTCATCTGATATCTCTACTTCAGAAGGGTATTCTATTACTTCCGGCACGGGTTCCGGTGCGGGCTCCGGTGCGGGTTCTTTTTTCTCCAATTTCGTAACTAACTTGCCATCTTTAATTGTTCCTCCCTTAAAAACAGTGCTTGTTTCCGCAGGATCTTCTTCTATAAGAACGTCTAAAGCTCTTGACGCCTTTTCGCTAAAGCTTGGATCTGTTTGTTTAATTTGTTCAAGTAAGTCAATCAATTTATCTAGCGCAGCCATTATTCTCTCTCCTTTTAATGTAGTATTATGGTTTTTTCCACATAATAAATAGAGCCCCTACGCAGCTTTAACATAACTTATTACAAGATTTTCATTGGTCCCCGGGGGGTCATCAGAATTAAATTCGATTGTAGTATCATTTGTAACTGTGTAATCGTTACCGTCGCCCAATAACATTAAAATACCATCTCTAAACACCATTTGACTGCCGATAACAAATTCCTCTGAAACGGTAAATGTTGTTCTAGAGCCGTTTGGGGTTTCCTGAAAGCTCTGATTCGGCGCATATCTCGTTGTTGTGATTGTTCCTGCAGTTGTAGTTGTTGTAGTCGTCGTAGTCCCTCCTCCGCCTGTGCTCTCTGCCCCTCTATCAAAAACAAATGGAGTGATTACCTGATCAGGTTCTCCAATGGGGGTAAGTTTTGTAATTCCTGCGAGACCATAAAACCTTCCTATCTCTGTTTCGGGAGAATCGCCAAAAACTATTCTTTCTCTTGGTATTTTGATATCAACTGCATTCTCTCTTATCGAATATATCGGTTGAGACTGATTTTTACCCTCCCCTATCAAATAGGCCAGGACTTTTATTTCTATTGTCGTTTCCAGCTGTCTTTCTTTAGATGTAAAAGAAGCGAAATTATTATTTTGTGAAAAATCTTGCTGTATAAATCCCTCATATCTGTGTCCATGCCTAGAAATCAAAATATAATTAACTCCACCAGGCTTTGTTAAAAAAGGAGTTATTAATTGATTCATTTGCTGTTGATATTCTGTACGCAAAGTGATCTTATAGGACATCTCTACATAAACAGGCATCGGAATGCTTATAGTTTCATATACTATTTTGTTATTGCGCATTCCTGGAAAGTTGACTTGTCCCCTCTTTCGCTGGGCGTCAGCATTCGCGAAATTAGACGATTTATCTTGTTTGATTCTTCTTGCGATCTTTATAGACCCGCCCTTCTCATCATCATGAGGAACAACGTTGCCCCAAACTGCACCTTTCTTGCTTAAATCCTTCGCTATATTGGTTCTTTCCACTGCAATGATCGGAAGTATTAAAGCACCAGTGGCATCCCTGAAATATACATCTCTTTTCGCCGCTAAACTTCTTTCTGGTGACACCCAAGTAAGCCTTACNGNCTCNAATCCGTTCGGAGTCATTGTATGTAAATTTAAATCTTTAACATAATCCAACATTGCCGCGTCGACATTTTCAATATCTGAAGCTCCGAAGCGAATTGGAAATTCTTGATCCGAAGGAACACCGCCAAGCATAAAATCATTTATTTTATGCATCGGACCACCCCGGAAGGTTCTGACGACCAATAAATTCGCCTATTTCCCTCTCCACTTCATCTTGAGTCATGACTCTTTCTCTGGGTATTTTAAAATCTACAGGATTTTCCCTAATTGTTATATTTGGGCCTAATTCGTCCTTCCCCCCACCTATCAAATGACCTAAAACTTCAATATTCATCTTGGTTTCGAACTTCCTCTCTTCATTTGAAAAAGAACTCAAGTTATTGCTATGAGAGAAGTCCTGCTGGATGAAACCCTCATATCTATGATGCTCATCGCTTATTATAATATAGTTTATGCCCCCTGGAGAGGTTATAAACGGCACCATTATCTCGTTCATTTGTTGTTGGTACTCTGTTCTGATCGTTATCTCATAATTAACAGTTATATATACCGGAAGTGGTATTGTTATGGATTCATATACCACCTTTTTGTTAGCAGTTGGAAAGTTTGGTTGCCCCCTTTTTCTTTGTGCGTCAGCATTTGCGAAATTAGACGTTTTATCCTGCTTAATCCTTCTTGCTACTAATATGACACCACCCTTCTCATCAGATTCTGGTACCAAAGCTGCCTGAATCGTTCCCTTTTTAGAAGGATCTTTCACAAGACTTGTTCTCTCGACGGTCATTAGCGGAAGAACCAAAGACCCGTCTTTGTCCCTAACTCTAGAGTCTCTCTTGCTTTGAAAAACTCTTTCAGCAGATGTCCAGATAACAGGAAGAGGGGTCCATCCATTATTTGTGGTTGTGTGTAAATTAAGCCCCTCTAAATACGAAAGCATCGCAGTATCAATATTCTCTATTCTAGACGGAGGGAATGGAATTTCTTTTAATTTTTTAATATGGTCATCATTATCCGGCATTGAAGAGTCCCTCTCTTGCCTTGACACATTCGGCGGTTACTTCCATTTTGTGTCCAACTTGACCGAATATCTGTTTTGGTTCGTTAAGGGTCACTATTTCGTAGTATTCTTCACCGTACAAAACAAAATCACCCTCTCGGACGAACAAATTCTGATCTTCTGTTAATCTTCTTTTGTGAAAATGAACAGTTATTTTTGATAACCGATCCACTCCTAGATTTGTAGTTTCTGTTTCATATCCCTGCCACTCGACAAGAGCGTATACTCTTATTGGGTTTAAAAAATTTTTATGAATTGCCTCACCATAAACGGGATGAAAGTCGGTGTCCTCGATGCTAATTGGATAATACAAGATTTGCTGGCCAATGACCTTTTCGACCAATTCATCATTTATTTGTTTTACCAGGTCTCTTTCTTTTTTTCCCAGAAAGAGTGGTGGAGGAGCATCCTGGGGCTGCTTCCATTTATTGTCTGCCATGAATTATTACCCCACAAATACCGACAACGGTATCTTCTTTTGTATATTGATGCTGGCGTCCATTGTTTCTGAATCAATTTGAGCTAACTTAGAATATGTCATTTCAGCCAGTGTCGTCTTTAACTCCTCCCTTAACTTATCTTGTTCTTCTCTCGCCTGAGTTAACAAATCTGAACCGTTTAACGTAACCGACTCGCCTGGAATAGGAATGGTTTGAAACTTACTCCTAATCTGGCCGAGTATCTCTTTGCACAAAGATAGAGCGAACCTCCTAATCCACTGTTTGCCTATACTATTTATACTCTTATATGGCAAGTTTGCAAACGGTAGAGTGTTCATATTATTAATACCGCCTATTCCGGTATCAGTTCCTGAATCTTCCTCAGAAAACGGATCCGTAGGAATTGAAAACTGGACCCACATCTTAGAAGGTCCGCGATGATATGGTATTGGAAAAATTCTCAACTTATTATCCTTTAATTCATACGAGAAGTGGGACATCCTTGTATAAATGGAGTCCTCAAACGCCATCGCTTGAGCTTTGTTGTGCCAAGCGGGAATCAATTCAAATGTTGAAGTATCTGAAAATTGGCCATAACTGTGGAGGTTTCCTACAACGTTTAACCCTCCATAATATCCAAAGAATCTCCACATTGCTGCAGGTGTTTTATAAAAAACCTTCTTCACAAGAATCTTCTTGTTTCCAACTTTATTGAAATATGGAAGACTGCCGGAAGCGATAGCTGATGATGAGATTATCGTCTGTAAATCATAATCTTGCTGACCAATTGTAACATCGAAAGACGCTGAATATTCTGCTTGACCACGTCCAACGCCTGCTTCTGCGCCTGCGGCTTCAGAAGCCCTTCTAGCATATCCAAAGTCAAAACGCGGGTATTTTAATGCTACTTGAGTGCCGCCTAACGAAGATGACAGACTGGTGTCTCCTGTTGATTTAAGGTTGCCTAGATGGTCGAATGCTCCCGTTGAATGACCCAAAAATGAAGAAAGCGAGTTATTCGCTTGATGAATATTTAGTATGTATGAATATTCTAAAACTGCCTCTTCATACGCAGCATATACATTCGCTGTCGTTAGTTCAATATCTAGTACGTCACCACCTAATTTTCTATATACATAAGTAACCTGATCTGCTGCTCCAGACAAGAAGTTAAAATCATAGAAATCTGATGTGGTCTTGGAATATACCCTATACGGTACCACTGCATCGACATCATTAACAGAACCAGTAGATGGTAGTACAGACTTGCTCATTGTGCTAGCTGGGGTTAGTGTCGTTGGCATTTAGGGATCCTCCGGAGTTTCTCTTTTAATTAGTTAGACAAACAAAGAAAATCCGCTATGTTATGAAGAAGCCTTTGTTCTCCGTCTTCTTGTGGTCTTTGTCTTAGTTTCAGCAGTAGTTTTATTAGTTGTGTTAGATTTGTTTCTGCGTTTTCTATTTTTATTAGTTGTTTCCTTAAGAGCATTAACCACGGGCTCTGGTGCTTTTTCTTCTGGTAAGGCACATTCAACGGGTTGTTCTTCTGCCTTCTGTACAGGTTCCGATATTTGGAATACTGCTTCTTCAGGTTCGATTGTTGGTTCAGGTTTCGGTTCCTCTCTCTGAGCAGGCGGCGTATCGGGTACGGACACTGTTGGTTCCGGTGTGTTCTTCGCTCCGAATAATGCTGCTCGTTTTGTAGCATACTTTTTAGCATACTTCGTCATTGTTAATCGTTTTCTTGTTTTGCCCATTGTGAACTCCTTTGTTTAGGCTTGTATAATAAATAGTCTAGACAATAGAAAACCCCAAGCCATAAGACTCGGGGTTGGTTCTATGATAAGGCGAGCTAATTGCTTATTAGGCGAACGCTGGTGTGGTCGCTGCAGAAATGAATCCCTGAACGAGCCACCTTGTATTGTCCTTGTCGTAGACTACATCTACCCAGGAACCTTGCTCTGTGTCCGCTGCGAGGGTCAACACATCATCATCAGTGGTAACACCGTCAGCCTTTATCTGATCCGTATCCCCTGCGGCATCGTCGTCGTCCCACGTTACCGCGCCCTGGAAGGCGTCGGCTGCTGCGGCGGTGATCGTCACCGTGCCGCCTGTAACGTCGTCGATAATCCAAAACGAGTATCTAGTCCCGTTCTCCGGATCAGTTGGCAGGGTGATGGCTACCGCGCCGCCTGCGTCGATTGCGTAAAGTTCCCCACTCTCATTTTTTGAAATCGTCTTGCTAGCAGTTACAACCTCTAATCTCGCTCTGCTTGCTGAATATGCTGCTCTTCCTACTTTAGCCATTTTTAAAATCTCCCTTTAATATATAAAAGCATTTCGCCTTATCACTTGTAGTAAATAGTTTAACAGTTTAGAAAAAGCCCCCCAAATCAATGGGGGGCGATTCTTTTAGTTATCGGGACCTATTAAGATCCTGCCTCACCTAAGAGACCGCGAACGATAACAAGACCATACATATCTGGTCGAACCATTTTCTTCGCGTAACGGGTCATAACACCCTTACGTGGCACGAAATCTTCCGTACCGAAAATGGTCGGTGTGACCTGTAGAGGTACATATGGGGCGTATACATAGCCACTCTCAAGGAATGAACTACCCTTACGTCCAACTAGGATCACGTTTCTTGGGAAATAAGGATCAACAAAGACCTCAAACTTCTTAGAAAGTGCGCCGACCTTTACAGCACCGATATCACCCTTGTCTTGATCAGCAGTTACGCTTGCGCGGAAACCACTGGTGAATTCAAGAATGTTGGCCACTTCTGGCGAGCAAACAACGAAGTTTGCGCCACCGCGAAGCGTCTTGCGGTGAATCTGAGCACTAACATCATTGATAGTCTCGATGAGAGTCTCATACCATTCACTGACAGTACCAGTGAAGTCAGGAGCAGCAGATGTTGCCCCAAGCTCATTACCATTACTGTCAACAAACAAACCAGGAGCACGACTCCAGTAGCGAGTACCAGCTTTTGCACCTACGATAAGATCACCGAGAATTTCCTGATCGATTTCTAGAGCAATCTGCTCCGAAAGAATACCAGTCAACTCAACTTCTGCATCAAGGTTGTGATAGGCATTGAGATCTTGTCCCAATTCCGGTGACCACTTAGCCTTGAGTTTCTTAGTGACTGCCGTTACGGCAATACTATCAACCTTGATGTCGATCTCAGGTATACGTTGCTTATTGGTGCCTGACCCGAACTCGCCAGTAGCGTCATCCGGCTCTTCAAGCCCCCATGTGTCGTTGCCAACAATCGAACCAAGAGCGTCAGCTGCGCCTGCGCCTGCGCCGCCGCCTTCAAACTTATCTGTACGTGGATACGTAATAGCAATGCTATCAAGACCTTCCGGGAGTTGCTCATCGGCTGCGCCGTGGAAAACCAGCTTAAGATTGCCAGAAGAGTCCAGAGCAGTCAGTCTTCGCACCAAAGTACCACTAGCACCTTCTGCGCCCGAAACAACGGTAAGAGCCGTAAGGGCGTTTCTGTTAAGATCAGCAGGTAGTGCAGAAGCAGAAACCATCACGACAGCGACCTTTTCGGTCGAAGTGGCTGCAAGGATATCCGGGTCAAAACGAATAGCTTTCTTTTGATTCTCCGATAAGGCGGAAATTGTAACTGCGCTATTTCGTCCAAAGCTAGAATTTTCACCCAGTTCACCAGCAGTCCAAGTATCGGACCCAGTAGGCGAAGTGTATCCCGTTCCGAGATCATAGAACCCACCAGGACCGGTGCGGTCTGACGGAGCAAGATTCACACCACCAGTGATTTGACGACCGATGACGTTGCCGCCATAAACCGACTCACCGGGGGAGACACCAGCCTTCTCGTGAGTATGCGTAAAGTCAAGGAAGAAGATGAGACCACTTGGTAGGCTCATCGGCTGTACCGAGACTAGATCATTAGCAATCAATCCACCGAATACTCGACGAACGATTGGAAAAGCAACTGCTGCGAAGCCTTCGACATCGCCAGCTGCCATTGAAGAAGCCTCACGTAGAAGCTCCTTGGCTTGGTTCTCAAGAAGAACCGCCATATTATTTTTAGCACCATCATTACCGAGACCCTCTAAAAGACCAGTCTTTTCCCACTTGTTGAGAATAGCTGCGCCCTCTCTAGAGACATCGCGTTGAATAATGCCTTCAGTTAATTTTTGTAAAACAGACATTTATAGTAACCTCCTATGTTTTTTTAATTCCAGCCAAACGCTGAAGTCGCGCTGAAAAGGGGTCTGTAGAATCTTTTTCCCTATTTCGTTGCGAGTGAATAAGCAATGAAGAATTTCTATTAACTGCTTCGCTAAGTGATTTCGGCACAGAACGTTTTTCTGTACTTCCCACGGTGCTTTGAAGTGTTTCATAAATAACCTTCGCTTCCTTAGTCGATTCGGCCTTAGAAATCGCTTCGACAATCTTTCTTTTTTGTCGCTCATTCAGGGAGGAATTTTCAAGTGCCTTGTTGATATACAAGAGTTTCGCATTTGAAACATTTACCATATCAACCTTCTCTTTTAAAATCATTACTGCTTCCATAAACTTGCTATTTTCTTCAGCAAGTTTTTCTTTTTGATCTGTGTTTTTCTTAAGGGATTCTTCTAATTCTTTGAGTCTCGACCTTAAGGCTTCGTTTTCTTCTTTGACTTCATCATCACTTTCTTGGGCGAGAGCCATATCAGCATACTCTTCCATCTGACTCTGCGGTGTACCGGCGCAGCCGCNCATNTTGGGATCGATGTCGACTTTGATTCTTTCTAATATATCTTCCAACAAGGATTCATCAATCTCAATATCCATTTCCTCGTCTATCTCTTCCGACTCTTCAGTCAAAGGAGAAACTGCTTCGGGAGCAGCTGCTACAGCAGGTTCAAGGTTTTGAGCCACCGTTTCGTGAGAAACCTGATCAGGTGCGAGAACATCCGATGCGTCCTGTCCAGTTTCAGATTCCAAATTGTCTATCTGTTGTCGGAGACCATCCAAATCCAATTGAACGATGTCGGTGTCGCTTACCGGTCCGGCAGAATCAGGAAGGTCTTCTTCGAGTGCAGGCGGGACCTGAGCCAAAGAAGGATCTGTCGCTGCCTCCATATCTGGTTCAACAGGAGAATCCTCCGCAAATTCGTCTTCTTCTGCGAAGGGATCTTCTTCCTGCTCTAGCAAAGCAGAAACCGCTTCCTTTATTTGATCTGAGTATCTTTCAACAACTATTGCTTCTGCATTTTTGATTGCTGATTCTTTGAGTGCTTTCGCATCAACTATCGCTTGTTCTAACATGGATGACATACATTTACCCCTTAAAAAGTAGAAATATTTCTCAAAAGTAATTAGTATTTAAATTTGTTAAATGACAGGAAATTATATTACTCTGCTTTAGTGCGGATGCGGATTGTTGGAACGCCCCTGAAACCCAGTATAAATGGGGGTGGCTGCAGATTTTCTTTTGTGTCTGCTCCCTGTTTTGTGGCTATCGGGGTGTATTGACGTTTTACGTCAAAAGTTTTGATTATGTAATCTGATGATTTTTTAATATTAGACCTTGCCATGATAGTCTCCTTAAAAAGTTGAAAGCAAGGCGTAAGCCCTGTTCCCTTCAGAACCATCATTGGCAACAGTTACCCTGATTTTATCAACACCTGCAATCTCAATTATTCTAGTCATGGCTGCAGCGACGATAATGGACTGGGTGCCAGAGCCCGGCCCGCCGTCGGCGTCTACCGCTTCAACCAACTCGGACCACACACCTGTGCCGTGATAATAAACCTCTACCTTGGTAATGTTAGCGGTACCATCACAAACAAGATGTAAGAATCTTTGATTTTCTGTAAAATATGCGGTAGTGCTAGTAATATGTGTAGTACTGCTTGCGCCGTTTACATTCTTTGGTCTGCGGGTTCTACCCCAACTTGCATGGGTATGAAATCCCGAACTTGTACTTTGTGCCATCTTTTAACTCCTTAATTATTAAACTTAGCATTATGCTTGTTTGTTATTTCGCGAGAAACTTTTAACTTTCTCTCACGTTTTCTCTTTCTCTTAACTGAAGGCTTTTCAAAAAATCTTCTTTTCCTAACTAAATCCAAAATCCCATTTTTCTTAACTTTTCTACAAAACTTCTTGATTAATCTTTCGTTTTCACTAGCATACCTAGTATTCGCTTCGACTAACACATGAATTGGTCCTTTTGACATTACGCCCTCACTTTCATAATAACTTTGTCCACGCTTTTCCGGCGACCGACAAAAGTCCGTCTATATTAACCCCGGGGTCACCAGGGGCATAGGAAGATAGCGGACTCGATGGGGTGGGAGAACCTCCGACAGACCCACCTTTGGACAGCGGCTCTGTACTTTCGAAAACATCTACTCCGTTATAAGCGTCCTTTGATATCGCTGCAAATAATTTCTTCTTTGTTTCTTTTATCTTTTTGCTTTTTCTCTCTTCTAACATCCCGTCACTTGTTCTCGACTCAACAATTGGTTGAGCTTGAGGCGTTGTAAGCCCACCTACAACTTCCGTGATTATACCAGACAGCACCCCCTCTTCGAAGATGACTTCCTTTATGCATTGTTTAATCAACGGTTTGAGTATTTCTCTTAATTCGCTCTTCTTCATAATTTACTCTTTAATGATGCTGTTCAGCAATCTGTTAATCTTATCAGCTTTTGTAAAAATATTTGATCTTTCTTTGGCTTCTGTCACCATAAAGGCACCAGGTGTCGAAGGATCAGAAACCATATCAAAACAAATCAATTGAAAATCGTCTTCCACTATCGTTAACCCATTCTCCTGCCTTGTCGAACCCATTCCTCTAGAAGAAATACCAAGAGGGATGCGATTTTGAACAAGATTTCGAAGAATGTTGCCAGAAGGAGTGTCGAGGACTTCTATCTTTCCCATACACTTGTTACCATCCATATATATATTTGTCACCAGGTGCGAAACATTTATCAAGTTTACAACTGAGGTGTCAGGGTGGTCCAGCTCGCCCAATGCTCTTCTCTCTTCTACCATCTTGCGATAATTATTTACTTCTCTCTCTAAGATGGACTTGGAATAAACTCTATCGTTATGGTTCTTGGTTTCGGCCATTTGCATAACGCCCGATAGAATTATAGCACCATCGGCGACGCGGCGTTTTTCATCTTCCGTAAGAAGGTCTTGGCATATGCCACCTTCACAAAGTTCATAATATTCTCTCAATAGTTTCATGTCTCTCCTTGTGCGGGGGCCACCCGCTTCGACCAGGATCCCTTGCAACAATTAGCTACTGGGCGGATATACCACCTTATAGTGACAAACGGTTTCACAGTCTACCTCCTAGTGCGCACGCCGTTATTGCGATTTAATGAGCGCGTTTGAATCTTGATTCCCTTATGATCTAACCTAACTCCATCGTCGCCAAATAACATATTCAAAACGTAACTTGTTCCAGAACTGAGACAGCCCAGGAGCATACCAGTAACAAGATAATTATCAAAAGTAAATAGTGTTGTGTAACCGTTTAGAGCCCATAAAAGAACGCCCACCCAGAAACCCACACACATAGGGCAAGATATGAGTTCCTTCATAAATCCCCTAGTGGGGCGGAGCTTGTCCAGTATTTTTGCATATACCAGAATTTGTGTTAACCCGTAAGAACAAAGCACAAAATATAGTAGATTCACTTATCCTCGCTTTCTCTAAGAATTGAATACATGTATTGGTAACCATACGGTCTAACACGATGATCCAGAGATCCCTTACTATCTGAATGGGGTACTTCTCCCAGCTCTGTGCTGTCTTCTTCGTCAGGGTCGAGCATATGAGTCATCATATCGTAGTTTAGATGCTTGCGAGCCTTAATATCGGGTTCTTCCTCTCTTAGAAACAGACTAGTCGCGAAAATAGCACTTTGGACCGAGTCTATACCCTCTAAAATAGAATCATAAATTTTAGCTTCCATTGAAGAGAGCACGTTACCCGATTGGACACTCGAAGGGTCTATTACACCCTTTGTTCTCAAGAATCTATAAAACCTATCCTGAACAGGATAAACTTCCCTTTCCATTAGCTTCTTTGGGAATGTTGTTATTTTGCTTTTTGCTGGAGATATCACTATATCTACCAAATCATGATCGAATATCATGATATCCCCGTTCAATGCTCGGCGAGCAATTAACTCTACAGATACAGCGTCGGGTTCTTCTGCAATTATTTGTATTTTTATGTTGCCTGAAGGGGCTGTTTCCGATACTCCTTCAGTAGGGACTATTTTTATTTTAACCGTCATCTCTTTCTAACTCTTCTACTAAACTTTGTATTTTCAGCACCTCTTCGATCATCACTATGTCGATCTCTTTGTCTCTATAGCTCTCTAAAAGGCTCAAAACCTTTCCTGTTTTGGCTTCCATTTCTTTATCAGAAGAAACTGCCGAATGGCTCTCCATGGAGCGTATTTTTTCCTTAAGAGTCCCTATCTCTTCATTCATGATGATTTTTAACTCTAGTCCGCCATCTACAAAAGATGTGACGTACTTTGTCAACAACGTTTTTTGACTCTCATTGAGCTTGTTTTGGTACCTTTCATTAAATCTTTTCACGAAAGACTTATAAACTAGGTTATCTATGGGATCCTTTGTTTCTTTTTTCTCGGGCTCTTTTGTCAATGCCTCAACAACCTTCCCTTCCAAGAGAACCTTGTCCTTGATTCCGATAGAGTCATTAAACATCGAATAAATACTGGCCAGGTTCTTGTAATTTGGAACAAAATTAGCGAAAACAGAAGTACCCAAAGTCTTGTTTATCACCCTGATGAGAGAACTCTGCTCTCTGAACACTTCTTTTTTGCTTATCTTGGAATACGCAATTTTCGCTTCAATGATCATCTTCTCTGCTAAGTCTCTTTCCAGTCCATGAGTTTCATAAAGTGGCTTAAAAACCTTAAGCTCTTGCTTCAAAGAAGAATCTTTCGCAAAGTGCTCTTTAATTATCCCCTTTATTATCTTCATTTTATTTTTATCGTTCTTGATAGCACTTTTTGTCAACTCTCGAACAAGTGCCTCGTAAACAAATGCGGTGTTTCTTTTCTTATTGTGTTTTAGTCTCATTCTTTCCCCTCTTTTCAAGATCTTGAATCAGTTTCCTCACATCAGAATTAATTTCTGTGATTAAAATTTCTTCCCTATCATAAGTAGATTCCTGTTCTTCGTAAATGCCCCTAGATAATGAAGTCAACCCTGCTAAACTATCAAAACCCTTCAAGGTGTTCCTTCTAGTCGACGAAGCCACCTCTCCTGCGTACTGACCCTTGTAAGAGCGTTTACGTGCGCCAGAGGGTCTCTTATCGACCTTAGACGCGGTCTTAGCATACTCTTTTCTACGATCCGACTTCGTTCTACCTCTCTTGTCTGTCCAGATGTCGTCGTCTCTTTTACCAGGAGCCGCTAACAACATGGAGTCATCTTCTGGGGGCTCTTCGCCGCCTTCTTCACCTCCAAGTTCTGGCTCCAACCCGGGTGATCCCTCACCGCCAGGTTCGAATTCGGAACCCTCTATATCATCCATTCCGGTTGACGGCATTATTTCTGCCTGTTCCATTTCTCCAGCTGTTTCTAGCGCAGCCTCAAATTTACGATCATAAAACATTTCACGTTGATTCCTGATGAATTCTTCTTCAGAAAGATTGAACACCTTCGTGGCTATCCACCTCTTGCTAAAGAATCCTTCAGTTGCTCCAGAAGCAGTTTCGAACTTAACCTTCCAGTGCTCTAGCTCTTGCAATTCTGCTATCTTTGATGGATTTGCTAGCTTCAAAGAAAACGATGTTAAATCTTCTCCGCGATATCCCAGTATATAAAGGTGCACTATTCCAATTTTTTCAAGCTCAGTTATAACAGACCTCTGCAGCCTGTTGACGGTTCTCGCGAATCTAATATCTTTTTGAGCCAAAGTTGTTTTATCTTCTTCGGACCCTTCGGTTTGTGAAAGATAAGATGGCGGGATCTTCAATGCTGAAAATAACTTGTCTCTTAAGTACTTAACATCATCAATGTCTCCCGTATATGTCCCACCAGGCAAACTCTCAACCCGAGAAGAAGCATCCCCTCGCACTGGAATGAAATAATCTTCGTCTACAGACATCGGATTATAGCGGAGGTCGACACGACCGGTGTTTGGATCGACGACTTGGTTCCTCTTCATCTGAGTCATGACCTTTTGCATATATTGCTCTACGTCCTGTGGCGGTATACTGCCGACATCGATATAAAAAACTCTTCGTTCGGGCGATCTAACAATGCGATAGGCCATCATTGCGTCTTCCAAGAGGGTTAATTGACGCCAGATTCTTCGTGCGGGTTCTAGTGCAGAAGTCCCATATGGAGCGTGCTTATCATTTCCCAATATTCTGAAATGTGCCATTTGCCAATTCTCAAAAGTCATTCCTGCGGAATTCCACTGAAACTGGACGTAATTTGGATTAGTTTTGTCTTCCCCTTCTAGCCTTTCTACTTCTTGGGTCGGCAAACCAATAACACTTTGGATACCAATGGTTTCATCCATATCCAAATATAAGAAAAAGTCCCCATACTTGCACATTGTGCGACACCAACCAAATAAATTAAATTCCAAATTTAATATATTGTGATACAAAGAATCTAAAATACTTTTTATCTCGTCATTAGGGCAATCAATAGTGAGTAGCGGTTGCAAGTTGGTAGATGTCGTCATCTCGTCGGCATATATATCCAAAGCTGAAGCAATCTCTGGTGTGTATTCCATTTGGTCAAAATCAACATATCGCTCCAAACGATTTTGATTTTGCATGACGTTCGCCATCAAGTTATCGAAAGGGTTGTATTCCGTCTTTTTGAATTGTTGCCCACTGGCAGAGCGAAATCTGCGAGAGTACTTATCTAGTTGTCTTCTTCTTAATCTTCTGGCAGTTTGTGTTCTGTAAGTTACTAGCGGTCCAGATAACAATTTTGTTAACTTCTTAAAAAGTTCGTTTTGGCTATTTACAGGATTTTTTGTATTTTTGTTTTTTCTGGCCATTTAATTTATCCTTTGAAGAGCCACGGAAATTGTTCGTATTGACTCTTTGTTTTCTCTATTTTATCAAATATGCTCTTATTTTTATAGCTATTTTGACCTGGAATTGTAGTATCCAGTCTAGAATTCGTTACAATCATAGAATCCAGACAAGCTTTTTTATATTCCGTGTTTCTCTGATTTTCCACCAATGCAGTATCCCTTATCCAACAACCAATTGAGCATGCCATAACCAGATCATCATTATAGCTTCTCATTGCTTCAGGTTTGCCGTTATTCCATATAAAAGTCTTCATTTCATTAAGAAGACGCGCAGAATATATTTTAATTAGTTTGTTCCTTACGAATTCCTCCATCTTAGCGATAACTAATGGTCTAGTTTTAGAAGAAGTGGTGAATCCTGCGACGGCATTTGATTTATTTTCTGCCTGTATCTGGTCTATGTATTCATGGGTAGATTTTATCGAGTGGTAAATATTGGGATAATTCTTTTCTCTAAGCTTCTCTAAAACAGAATATCCTACCGAATTGTTTTCCACTGTTATCATGCAGCTGCCGTACTCTTTTCCAGCATTCAACAAAACATCTGAAAAGACATCGGGCGTTACTTTTCCCTGATATTCTGCGATGATCTCCATTGTCGCCAACTTAATAAGATGAAAAACTGAATAGTCTCTTCCATCACCTCGTGCCACATCGGCACTTATCATATAATCACTATCGTGCTTATACTCTTCCCAAATCCAATAATTTCTATCAAACCCAGTTCTATACTTGGGTTCTCTTACCATGTTTTCTACCCAGGCAATGTCCTCTCCATGAAAGACAGTCTCTCCAGACATATTAAAATTACATTCTAATTCTTGTGCGATTTCGCGTCTGGACATATTTCTCGTTTCTTTTTCAAACCACGTTCTATCTCTATCCGGGTGCCTATCCCACGGAAGTTTAGTTGATTTAAAATCGTTGATTGACTGCTCCGCCTCCATATAAGCTTTGTGAAACCAATTGCCAACACCATTTGGTGTTGATAGGGCGATACAGCGGCCGCCAGTAGAAAGAGTGGGATACAGCCCAGTCCAAAGATCGTCTAATCCGTCTACGTGAGCGGCCTCATCTACAACCAATAAAGAAAGAGCCTCTGACCGTCCAGCGTCACCACTAGTTGAAGATGCCTTTATTTGAGACCCGTTTGACAACTCAAAAGAAGTTCTGTTGTCAATTGTAACGTGTGCGATAGTTAACCATTCTGGTATATTTTTTAAAATATTTTTAACTTTTTTCACTAAATTGGATGCAGTTGAGAATTTAGTTGCGATAACGAGAACGTTCTTTTCTCTATGGAAGAGCATCATCCAAACGACATAAGCAGCAGTTATTGTAGATATTCCTAATTGTCTGGCTTTTAAAATGACGTTAAAACGATTGTCTAGGAAGTCCTCAACCAAATCTTCTTGAAAATCATATAAATGAAACGGAATTAGCCCTTTTTGTGGATGGGTAATGCGAGCGTAGCTATTAATGAAATAAACAGGATCCTTGCCACACTTAACAATCTCCCGCATTATTTCCTTCTTGGTTAACTGGAAAGACATTTTCCTACTTTAGATTTTTGTTTCTAGCACCAGTTTCCATATTAAACGGATCGAATGGTTTATAATTATCTTTTTTAGATTTATCGTTCTTGGCGCGGGGGCTCTTTTTACCAAGTTCAAGAAACTTCTTAAAAGTGTCGTCTAGACGATCCTTACTTCCGTCTTTTGCGCCGTCCTGACCCCTCAGTGGATTGCCGCCTATTTTGTAGTGCTTCTTAGCAGTGACGGTTGTTCTAACGCTGGAGATGTATTGTACAAGAACATCTATTTCGCCTTCCTCCGTTAAAGAAAGAGTGTTTTTGGTCAACTTTTTATATTCCTTTTTAATAAATTTGACAACGTCATTTATCATTGATTCGATATTAGACTCAAAATTATTCTTGTGGACATCTTTTAGTTTAGGGTCACACTGATATGAGACGCAGATTTTATCCCCATAAAACCGCACAGAAAACCCATCCATAACTCTAGAATCAATTATCGGGTCGCCCTCTTCTCTTTTAAGACCCAACTCAACACGATTGCCGTCGGAGTCAGTCGCGCCGTCATGTGTGTTTGAGCATACTTGAGATATACCGTTTATGATGTTTAATATAGTAGCCATTTAAAATCCTCGCTTTATACTAAATAGTAGTTTCATTTCATAATTGCCATAGTATTCTTATCCGGACGCCAACCTGACCTCCATCGTGCTTCACGTCCTTCAACGTAGTGAATGTAGCAATCAAAACAACATTGAAACTTGCTCATATAAAGGTCGTCTTTCATTGCAAAAGAATATTTTACACACACGGGACACTCTCTATTGCTCTCTTTTTCTAGAATTCTTTTAGAGATTAAAATGCCACCTTCTGTGCGCTGTCTCTCTGATTCTCTTTTCTCTGTTTCTCGTGAATAAAATTCTTTTAAATCCTTCAGATATTTTTGTTCCTTTTCCTTGTTCCATAACTTCTTTGGATTCTGAATTGCTTCTTCGCCGTATTTTTCACTTATAGCCTTTTCTAACTTTGCGACGTAATTCGGATCATCGCTCATTTTAGAAACTCGCTTTTAAATCTATTGCAACCCAACTAATAACTATAGTGATGGCAACTCCGGTAACGAAACCTCCCGCAGCATACCACATTCCCTTGTTGGTCGGTCTGTCCATTGCGATTTTGCCAAGCTTAAGATTTTCTTCTTTTAAAGCAAACAAAACTTGCTCGTGAGATTCTTTCAATGATATTATATGAGCTTTCAAAAGCTCTATCTTTAAATTAAATTTTGCTTTTTCCTGTGTGATTTTTAATTCTGACACCAACTCGCACCTAGCCTTCGCCCTAGAAGCAGCAGTCAACAAGACCATATTTGCTTCGTCGTCGTAACACCAAGCACCCGAGTCGGCATCTGGAAAGTTTACTGGAAGCTTCCCCCCGGGCGGGATGTAGATGTAACTGCCCACTACGCCTTCGACCGGCTGGGCACACACAGGAAACACCAGAGCAGAGATTAGAAGACATACTATTATCTTATTCAATATTTTCAAAACCGAACTCCTTTTCAATCATTTCTTTAATCACTTCCGGGTTACTTTTAGACTTTACAATCATTTCTCTCACCACCCTTTCGTGATCTTTCTTAAGGGTCTTTTCCCTCTTTGCAAATTCCTTTTCAATTTTAGAGATTGTCTCGTTGTATTCGCTGATGAGGTCGTCTCTCTTAATAATTTCCTTGTTATGGGCATCTTTAATCGCCGAGATTTGGTCCTCATAAGACTTCGATCTAGCCTCCATAACCTCTTTCGCAGCATTGAAATCCTTTCTTGCGAGTACCCAAACCAATATAGACCAAGCGACCAAGAGGGGAACAACCCAATAGGTTTTTAACCACACCCAAACCTTTTTTAGTTTAAATAACGCTGCCATTGTCACCACCAGGTCCATGTTTCCACTGAACGGCCATATCTACCAAAGCTTGAGTCCCTATGTATGCTAGAGTGATCGCTGTCCAGTTATCACTAGTAACCACACCATAAGCACACAATACTGTTGCCGTTACCCAAGCAAGAAATTTTCTAGATATAAATTTTTCTGTATATTTATCCGCGAAAGCCTTTATCTGTGTCACCATGATACCCTCCTATACGTTGACATGAGCAAAACCAGATTTTCTCTCGATACTTATTTGCATGTCCACACAGTCTTTGAGGGTATCCAGATGGGAAATGAGAAGCACAGTTTTAAAATACCCCTTAACCATATCTAGAATCCTGACAAATCCTTCCATGTTCTCTTCATCCAAAGCAGTACCAGGTTCGTCTAATATAAATAGGTCCGATTTTGGTAAACTCGACACAGTTAAGAAAGCTAAACGAATAGCCATTGAAGCAATCGTCTTTTCAGCTCCGGAGCCCATTTCTAATGGTCGCGGGTCGTGTTTTGGATGCTTTATGAAGATATCCAACTTTTTATCATCGTTTTGAATAAAAATCTCAAACTCAACAATATTAGTTAATATTTTAGCGATCTCCTGATTTATGATGGGTAGCCGCTCCTTAATAATATCATACGAAATACCGTTTGCATGAGAACAAGTCATAAGAAGATCATAAGCTGCAAAGTCTGTTGCTAACGTTTTGTATTCCGCCTGTTGTTCGCCTAATAGTTTTAATCTTTCCTCTAGAGAGCCGTGAGATTTGTGAAAAGACAAGGTATCCTCATAACATTCTTTATATTCCTTCTCCTTTTTGGAGAGGGACCTTTTAATTTCGTTTCTCTTTTTTATTAGAATTTCTAAATTTTCAATCACCTCGCGATTGTCTTCGTAATCTTTTTCCTTTTCCAAAAGATCTTTCAAAAAAACATTTGCCTGGATTAGGGCAGTTTTGCCTTTGGCCATTTCGACTTGCAAATCTGCCATTCTATTCGCAGTAATGTTTTTCTTGTCTAAAAGCTGATTGTATTTGTCAATATGCTCTTCNATCTTCTTATAATCAATCTTTCTTATCTCTGCGCCTGTGTTATTAATGCTAATAGAAGTATCCTTTATGCTTCTTTGCGAAATCTGTATTAAATCAATCGCCTTGTAAGCATCCTTTATAAACTTACAATGAGAGTACTCAGAACCACATGGAACCTCCTGTAAGAGTCTCTCTTTGTCGTGATATGTGTTCAGCTTTTCCGACTTCCGCTTCATCTCCGAAAGAAAATTAGAGAGCTGCTCTTCCTTTTCTTCGTAAAGGTCCTTTTGCTCCAAACATTCAGCAATATCAAAGTCCTTCAAAAAATCTTCCATTTTTAAATAAAGTGATTGATCATCCTTTAGCTTTTCCTCCTTAATATTTTGGTTATTTGAAATACTTTTAATATTACTTTTTTTATTTCTTATTTTCTCCTTCAAAGAAACAATATCAATTATTTCCGCCGGTACAGAATCTATCTTTTCCTGCAAAGACTTTATTTCTTCCCCCATATCTGCGGTGTCTTCTTGGAGGGTCTCGCAAATTGCCTTATTCCTAACAATCGCTAGTTCACTTTTGATAATCTTATTCTTTACTTCCTCTATCAAAGATTCATAATCTATATCTTCTAGCTTTTTAAGAGCACCTTTAGTCAGAGAGCTATCCTCTTTTGCCATCTTAAATTTCTTTTCAAATATCTCCAAGTCAAGGAACTTCGCTAAAATTTCTTTTCTTTTTGTAGACCCCTCGTTTATAAACGCAAGAGAGTCCAGTTGGCTTGACATAGATGTCAGCAAAAAATCATCAATTGACCCAAAATATTTTCTAACATTCTTGTCGGTATCCTGGCGGGATGTGCCGTTCAAGCTTGTTACGTTTCCCAGCAAATCCACAGAACTAAATTCTAAATTTGTTTTAGCTTCCAAGGTTTCTTCGCCCTTAAGTTTTTTAATATACTTCTCAGATGTTCTTTCAGCAGAATAAATCGTGTTATCAATCTCTAGAGTGGCGCGTGATAAGCACTTGTCCTTATTTTGGTTAATAATGTTAAGATTTTTACGAACAGACTTCGAAGAAGAATTGTAAAGAGCGTACAAGAGAGAATCAACAATTGACGACTTGCCTGAAAAGTTTTTTCCAAAAATCCCAACAATACCCTCTAATTTCGAAAAATCTATCCTGTTACCTTCGCCGTAATTAAAGAGATGATCCCATTCAAGCGACTTTAAACTCCAGCTTATATTGCGATAAGTGTCTTCTTGGCGTTCAATATCTTTATTATACTTTGAGTTTAAGTCCAGCACCCTGTTTAACACTTCTTCTGAAACTTGAAAATCTTTAAGATAATCCTTTATTAAGTCCTCTTGTGTCTTTATGTCTCTCAGGTCCTTCTTCGCAAATCCCGAAGCAGATTCTAAAGATATCTTTTGCCCAGCGGCGCGGTTAAGATAGGTCACAGATTCTGGATTGTGTCTGTACTTAATGATTTCTACCGCTTTTCTCATCTTATCCAAAGAAACATTATTATCAGAAACGATTCTTAAACGTGCTCCAGACGGAACGCTTATCTTTCTAGGCAAATTGCCCTTCTTGGTAAGAGGAATGGTAATGAACGGCTTTGGATTATCAAATGCAATATGACGTGTAGTAAACGTTTCTTTATCTTCGATGTCCCAAAGTAAATATCCCTTATCTAGTGATTCTCCAAAGTTCTGCTGGACTGTTGATCCAGCATACCATACACGACCCTCCTTGTCTAGATTCTGCGTCTTGTGGATATCGCCAAGCAAAGCGAAATCAAAATTATCAAAGATCCCAATATCATGATCACCCCCCAATGTCCAGTCTAAGTCAGTCTTAGACTTATCTATCGCCCCATGATAAAGAGCAATATTAATCATTTCAGTATTCGTCGGTTTTATCCAATTTTCCTCATCAAAAACAGAAAGAATATTTAAACAAAAATTCTCATCCAAAACAACTTCTCTGGCATTCTTAATTAGGTGAAGATTGGGAGATTTTAATGCTTTAACAATCGGAGTTAAAGCATCTTGCCTACTACTATTACGTAAATTGCCGTCATGATTCCCTAAAATTATATAAGTCGGAGCAATATTGCTTAAATTCTCAAAGAAATCACGGCACAGATCAACAAATTCTGGTGATATTTGTGTCTTCGTATGAGCGATATCGCCGCAATGAATAATATAATCGACGTTTTCTTCCTTTAGGGAAGAATAAAGTTGCTTAAAAATTTCTCGATATTCAAAATGATATTTCAGATTCCTGATGTGTGTGTCCGCAATATGCGCAAAACGCATGTAACCTCCAATGCTTCTTAACTTATATTATAGTATACTTTGACAAGGAAGTCAAATGTTTTCTTGATTTAGAAATTTAACAAATCTAGATAAGAAAACTCGTTGGTCACTCAAAGGTAGGTTTTTGAATTCTTGGATAAGATTGTCAGCCATTTCTTTTCCGACGGTGGCTTCTTCCGCGATGGTCATTCGTTCTACTTCTTCACGAATTATTTTCTTTAATTTTCCTTTAGTAATTTCCATATTGTAGTAGCCTCCCTAAAACTTTAAACACTGATATAAATAGTGTATCGAATCAATAATGGTAGATTCTTTCTTTCTCCTGTCGAATTCTGCTTTTGTCATGCTTCCAACATCTTCATAAGGAGAAACGTCTATCTTATGTACCTTTATATCATATTCCAGAAGAGAATTAATTATTCTTTTCTCTTTCTCTGCTGCATCCGGGTCTAGAGCCATATATACCGTCGCCTTATTCCTCACGATTTTCTCAAACAACGCTGAACCTTCTTTGAGAGTCGAGCCCAATATGGGGACAGCATTGTCTGCTACAATTGCATCAAAGACACCCTCCACTAACACTATAGGAGCATCCCAATCTACATACAAGTCGTTGAATACGATATCACGACTTACTGGCGGGTTCTTATATTTGGGAAATTGCTTCCCGTATGACCTGGCTATAAAGTAATTTAAATCACCGCTCTCATCAAAGGAAGGAATGCAGATCCTGCCCGAATATTCTCCGTCGGGGCAATACCCTATCTTCCATCTCAAAATGTCCTTCCTTGTTATGCCACGAGATCTTAAATAAGAGTGCGCGTGCCTAGAATTAAATGATTTGTCACGACCCGTTAAAGTAACGAAAGATTCCGGAAGAGAAACCTCATCCCTCTCTGGGACGGCTGGTGAAAGGAATAAATCTTCGAAAGACGAAATATCAACACTACCGTCTATCTCAGCCCACTTCGAATGACTGGACAGGGTTCCATATCTTTTAACAAGATTTGCTATTTTGAGTCCAGAATAATCACAGACCCAACACTTAAAAACACCCTTGTCTAAGTTAATGGAAAGTTTTCTCTTTTCATGTTGGCATTTAGGGCATTTAAAAAGATGTTCTGACCCCGACTGGTAGTACCTGCCAAGGATATCTTTTAAGATTCCGAGTTTTTCTCTTTCCACGTGATTAGTCCCGATTTTGCGATAACCCAACTATCTGCTCGGTCATAAACACCGGGCTTTGGATTATTAAACTTAGTATATTCTACCTCAAAATCAGGTATGTTGTCAAGGATAAACTTCAATACTTTTTCTTTTGCCTTCTCTCCGCGAGAAACCTTAATGCCACATATTTTCCTTGCAGCTGTTGCCTTGAAATATTCTGGCTTCACACCTAGCATTCTAAACGCTGCCCAAGAAACCATCCCGTTGAATGTCTGCAAAGTTGACATTGTTTTAGCGGAAGACCCACCAGAGTTAAAAAACATGAACGGTTCTTCTATGTATATCTTTTTCACTTTATGTCTGAGTGCTATCTCCAAGAGCCACAAACGGATACCGCTCGCCTTATCAAACAAATCCTTAAAACGCTTCTTGTCCCTCATATCCCAAGCCTCACAAAAAACTATCTCGCCATTTTCGTCTAGAAGGGTCGCCCCCGTTATACTCGTAGAAACATCTAATCCTAATATCATTTTATGTGACTTTCATATACATGCTGTATATATCTTACCATAATTTCATCCTTTTTTTCATCCAAAGAGTGATACCAATGCCAAGCTGATGTCTCTTTTATTTGTTTTATTTCATTTTTTATGTCTTTTATGTTCTTTTCGAGCGTGTCGATTTGACCTTCTTCTGGTTCTGGTAGTTCAACATCCAAGACTCTTGCAATATCAAATAAATTCAAAAAGTCCTGTTTCTCCATTGCACTCTGTGCTTCTCTAAATAATTGTTTTTTGATATTTGCTTCCACTTCTGGAATGTTTACAAGCTTGTCGGGGTGTGATCTTCTCGCTATTCCCTTATAGATCTTCTTTATACTTTCCGGATGATGTACCTTTCTTTCTTGCTTAATTTTATCATTGGGTACTTTTTCTTTTTTAATTTCCTTCTTCTTTGATACTTTTTCTAAACTCTCTCTCTGTTCCTTTGTTAATATCTCTTTCACTCGTTGATTAAAAGATTCAGAAAAAGATTTTTGGGACTCTTCATAGGTTTTTTTGTCTACTTCTAATTGTGCTCTGAGATATCTGGCCTGCAATATTAGCAATTCGAACTCTTGCCGATGCTTGGCGGACATTTTAAAAATCTAGCTTTATTTTAAAAGTATATTCTCGGTCCTCAGTCTTTCTGACGGGGTTCGCTAATTTTGCTATAGCGATAAGATTTCTATTTTCATCATATATTCCGATCTTCGATATATATGTTTGCTTTTTAAATGATCCGGTTGGATCTGAATACGGAGTATGTTCTAGATTTTTTATTTCCACCTTATCGTATTCTTCGAAGTGAACACTTGAAGTAGAGGGATTAGTATGCTGTCCTTTTTTAATGTATGTTGGGTTAGAAGAATTGTTTAGAACCCCTTTTGGCGCGTGTGTTAACATTGTTATTGTTGGAACGTAATTCACTCCTTCGAAATCGATTACAAAAGTTGACCCGGTCAAAACTCCTGCGGCAGTGCCATCATTTGTTCCAACTCCAAAGTATTTCCATTTTGGGGTATAAGAATCGCTGCCTATATATTTGTCCGTGAAAGCATCGTTGATGTCCCAGGACCCAGTTAGTGCCAAAAACCCTTCGTTATATAACACAACTCCTGCCACCTTACCATCATCAGTCGAGGCGTTATACGTTCCCGATACCTGTATAAGTTCTCCATTTCTTTTCGTGTCTCTTAGTTCGGCGGCCAATGTTCCCGTTACGTAGAATTTAAGAGCTACCGACCCCTTCTTTATCGAGGATCCATAAAAAATAGATGGAATCTCAATAAGGGACATTTCCTGGGTTCCCTTATCCCAATTGACGCCCTTTAAGTTTGTAGACGAAGTGTTGAAAGCATAATGCTCGCTTAAGTGAGTATACTTATCAAAAGTGTTTTTCAACGCTGTAATATATTTTCTATTACCGGTAAGCTTTTTAAACGAGCCAATATCCTCAGTTACATCAACAGTTGAAGCACCAACTGACGCAAAGTATGTTCTTTTAATACTAGATGTCAAAGGGTACTTGCCCTTTATAGTATCTCCATAAGAATATTGGTCTAGACTGTCAAATTCGCTGGTGCTTATCGTCCTAAACGCTGTTCTTGCTCCCCCCTTTGTCACAAAAGGAAAGATAGATCCGCTACCCGGAGGGGCTCCAGACTGGTCGATGGCTCTATCGACGTTCAGCTCATAAAGACTTAGGTACCCCTGAGTTGTTGCATTGACGTTGTTGAATTTTGCTTTAGAATTTTTAAACCCGCTTATATAAACCTTTGAATCAAAGATTACAAAGTTTTGTTGAGGAAAGGTCTTTATCCTATTGTAGAGCAAATCTCCTGATTTGAATCTATAATATGGCATATCACTTTAATAATCCAACCTAACTCTTAAAGTTAGTTCGTTGGTCGGATCTTTTCTCAAAGGTTCTGAGACCTTTGCCGCCGCTAACAATTCGTTATCTGGCGAGTACAATCCAACTGTAGTAATGTAACTTACAGGCATGTCGCTTGGAACATTCTTGACCCTGACTTGACTCTCCGTTAAATAAGTTGGGTTAGAGCTGTAGTTGAATTCATTGTGATGTGCTCTACAGAAATACACTGTTGAGTTAAGCTCTGTAGAGTTATTAAATGAGACATTAAGTATTCTATGTCGCAAAGAATCACAAGCTGTTTGAATGGAAGATCCTGTAAATAGAGAATAGACATCAGAGTGAGCCAATGCTGTTATGTCACTCGTGGCAGAATCTGCGATTTGCCTATGCATCATACAGCTAGCAGAGTTAAGTATGCCGCCTGTCAAGTGATAGACTACTCCGGATGAAGCCGTCACCTGCCTGACTCCAGCGGGTCCGCCGCCGTCGTGGCTTGCTCTAGCAAACATTCTAGCATCTAATACGGCTATGCCTGCTTGATAAAATATCAAACCAATGTTTCCTGGCAAAGTTGGGTGGCTTGAACCGGTCGTCAAACCGTGCGCAATTGGGGCGACTATAGCGTTAGCAGTACCGCCAGAAGAGGCTGATAGTATGCCGTATTCACCCGCTGGTGAGTTGATTCTATATTCGTTAGCAGCGTTGGTGTCTGCGATTGTAATATACCGTCCAGCATATTTTCGCAAGTCGCCGTGAGTTTCTTCAGGAGAAGCAGGATTTCCGTAATGAGGCGAAACACCTATCTTCATATTGAAGGACCCCTTCTTTATCTCATCCTTTGTGAGAAGGCGAGCGAAATTAACGAAAAACGCTTCGTGAATCTTTCCTGTCTTTGGGTTGCCGGTTACATCGCCGTCTTGGTCAAATGCTCTAATGTTTCCGTCTTTATCGTGACCCATCAAAACTTGTGCCATCTGATTATAAATTTGAATCTTCTTTTCTTGATCGGTTCTGGCTACTTGCTTAACGTTTCCAGACAGGACAGAGCCAGTAGAGTAACCAGCAGTAATGTCGAATATATGATTCGCAGAAGAACTCAGATATGGATAATCATAAACAGACTGGAACATCTTATGGGAATAATTTTTAATATTTAATTCTGTCCCAAGACTCCCGTCCCTGTTGTATGTCCCTGACACTATCGCACCAGTAATGGGAATAGCCTCATGAAGTAGAGTCTTTGTTGTTACGATATCGCTGTTGAGAAATGTCTTGAAAGTTGTAGCCATCTTATAATCCTTGTATTAAGTTGTTCCTTGTTTCTTTATATATCGAACTGGTATGTCGATAGAATACCCAGTCGTTGCCGCCGTAACTCTCACGTATGAGTCAATATAATAATACGTCTTACCACTTCTGAATCCGGTGAGTGGGGCGTCATCTGCCGTTTGAGTAAATGTGCTCCCCAACTTTTCGAAAAGATATGTCGAAGTTGTTAGGTTTATACTGGGTTTTACTCTGAAGTTTAACACTCTTCCTCTAGGACCGCGGATTCTATGTGCGGTTGGGCTCCCGCGCTCTTCAGTGCCGCGGCGAGTATCATAACGATTTCGTATTAGCCCTCCAGAATCCATCCCTGAGTTTGCACTAATGTAATAGCTGGCAATCTGGTCATCATCTATAAATGAAGCAGGTAGAGATGCTCCTTGACTAGGAGAAAACGGAGGTCCCGTTAAAGACCCAAGCCTATCATCCATCTCTATTATAAATTGTGTTTCTTGCAAATTGGCGGGGACATCCAACGAAGGCGGAATCTTCAATGTATCCAGCCCTGTTTCAACTGCAATGTAATTGGGTCCGCCGCCGCGCAGAGCACCTAAAAGCACGCCCTTCCCGTTAACATCTGGCTCCTTTAGCGAAGTATCAGAGTCCTCAGTATTTGAGTCCACAGTCACAACATACGTTCCGATGTTTGCTAGTTTTGAAAAAAGCAGTTCTGCTGCGGTACCCTTGTACCCGCCGTCGGATAGTTTCAAGATCGGTAAATGAAGTATGTTAGTATTGGTGATGGTCATGAGTTTTGACTTCATGAGAGAAGTATTGTTCGTAAAAGATTCTAATACCGGTGTTTTTAAGATTTCTAAATCGTAATAAGAGGACCCGCTTGGGTGATTTCTATTATAAAGGGAATAATCTACTTCGTCGTCACCAAGCGCAAACTTTGTTATTTTGAAATCCCCTCTTGCCATCCGGAAGCGTCCAGTATCCGTTAACACTGCATCTAATATAATATCTCCGGAATTATCAAGAAAAGCCATATTTTTTACTCCTTACTATTCTACTATCTAATTAGGATTCAATAAAAAAGAAAACCTAACATTTATTATTAATATCTACATTATTCTGAATTTCTTCTTCTATTTTAGTATACTTCTTTTTAAATTTAAAGTTTATATCAATTTGTTTGCCCGTAGAGCGCGACGTTATTCGACATTTAAACTGCTTACCCCACAATGTTTCGCGTGGATTTTCGGCAGTACCAACATCCCCAACTGGTTGACCTTCTGCATCCCAAGTTTCTAAACTGCCGTTCGATGGCATCGGAAGCACCCTTTGCAAGGACGATGGTGAGATTTCTATTTTATGGTCAAAGGACATCTTTCTAGGTTCAATCTCTTCTTTAAAATTGAAAATATCCATCTTCAAGAACGTCATCTCATCATCAGCCACCAATTCCACCTGATAAATGTGAGAAGGGTTGGATGGATGACCGTGGATATCTTCTGTTCTAAATGCATAATAATATTTTTTATTCGGACTTATCACGTCAACATGCGAAGCATTTGTGGCCTCTGATTCTATCCTCTGTATTTTCTTATCAAAGAATGACTCCCACGAAGTGGGTTCTTCGTCCGTCCTAAAAATTTCGAATACTTTAACTGGATCGTCGTTTCGAAAGTGAACTATTTGATCCCTTATAATGTGCCGTCTTCCGCGCCAAAAGCGGCCGGACGGATACTGAGATCCCACGACAGTACGAAACTGGTCATAATCATCCTCTTCTAATATCACGGGGTTTGCAGCCATTTCCCCGGTTGTGCCATTCAAATTAAATAATATTCTGTTTTTAACACCCTTGAATGGGATTATGTTAACATCCGGAGGTATAGGGGGCTTGTCAATGATTGTTACACTTCTTTCTTGCATCGGGACCTCCACGACGAGGACGCTTGGTTTGTGCATAACTCCGAAAAACATTTCTGAAATTCTACGGGGGTCACGGGATTGATTATAGAAATTCTCAACTGCGGCGGCTGTCATACAATCAACATACGCATATTTTGTTCCTACCACTAGAGATATGGCGTGAACCTTATAAGAATATTGTTTCCCATATTCAACCTGACTGTCTAAATACCTGACTATCTCCACATCATTGTTTGTTGCGAAAAAGAAATTCTGTATTGGAGTGCCATTCACAAGTTTTTCTACCCTATATGCCAATATCTCGGAATGTGCTGGTTTTCCGTTTAATACTTGCGTAAACTTCTCTCTATAAGTTTGTTCAATTATTTGCTTAATCCTAGATTTTATAACGATTTTACCAATCAAGCTTCTAAATCTATCCTGCGGTGACAACGCCACATCTTCTTGCTCTTGTGCCGCTTCTTCCTCTTGGCTCAACCACTGCATCCACGCCTCCAGAGACATAGACCGGACATTGTGCTTAAAAACATCCGACATAGAGACTGTTGTGTCGGCGGATAAAGATCCTATATTCCATGTTCTAGCGCGCTCTTCTTCCTCTTGCGAAGTGCCCCCGCCCAAGAATTGTGTAACAACCTTCATTGGTAGATTATTTATTAATTGCCTGTCCATCGGTTCACCGGCACCATCAGAAGTCCTTGCAAGAGGGACCATTATTTCTCTCATGAAATTCTTTTCTGATCCCATCTCTAGAGATTCTACAAACAAAGATTTTTCGTTAGATGTAAATTCAATTTCCGCGTACATCGGAAAAACACCGCGTTCATCATAGATTGTCTTATATTCTTCCAGACCTGGATTTTCAAAAACATCCCACGTATTAACGACAGGATGACCAATTGGGTCGAATACTCCGTAATTTTCTATTGCTTTGCGACGGATAATTTCCTGCTGTCTATTCCCCTCATCCCCCGTCGTGCTTTCTGCAATGTTTTTTCGGGAGTACTCCTCTGTGGTGGCATTCCTTTTGTCCCTCTTTTCAGGTCTCATTCTATAATAATTGGGAAGACGATTTTCTTCGTAGTTGGGAGAAATCAAGTCCTCATATACACAATCATAAAAATTATAAACCCCTCTTACATCCGAATACAGTCCCGGATTATAATTTGTCTTCTCCAGCTCTTCCTTTGTCATGAAGTCCGGGATGTTTGTAGCGTGATCGAAAAACACAGATCCACCTACTTGAGGGGGGCGAAAAGACGGATCACCAAAAACATCGGCGTAGGGTCGGTCATAGAGATTATACTCTCCAAAAAAAGGAATTACAGGAAATAAATTTTTTGTATACGATGCGCGAGCCCAACTGCCCCAAGTAAGCAAAGAATCCGGACCAGATGGCAAGAACCTGGCATCAGTACTAGTATTATTGCGGGCAAACTCTAGACTGTCAGCACGACTCAATGTACCAAGTTCTGAAAGATGTCCTGCTAATCCGTACATGTAATCTCTCCACTTCCACGAGGTAAACCCTCCTGGTTCAGGATGTGGCGGGAATGTAATTTTAAACGACTCATGAAAAATTGGAAGGTCTAATCCCCCCTCTGTCTCTCTCCAGCTGGTGAAAGAACTTAACACTAAATCAGAGTTTAACCACTCTTCTTGAGGGAGGACTCTGACATCATTTGGATCAGCTTTGCTTAAAGTGTGTCCGGACCCCTTGCACAAAGTGTTTGAAGAATTATAATATGAGAATTCTGGCTTACCATTCCAAACGAGCCCTCTTCGCCAATGAGAAGGTTGTATCCCCTCGCCGTGGCCACGGTGGAGCCAAAATTTGCCACTTACATACCTAAAGGTATCTACAGGTCCGTGAGAATCTTCGTGTACCATATCTTGCGCGGGGACGTTTGCCGGGAAAGAGTTGTTGGCTAAAGGGTCCTGACTTAACGGNAAGAACCTAATGACTGGGTCATGTTGATTACCAGGAAGAAGATTTGGGTCTATTAGCCACTTGCTTTTCCCGGCAGAAAAATTATGTCCAGCGTGGTCCTCTTCTATTTCTTCAAAGTCTGCTTCAGGCTGGGCGTAGAACAAAGCTGGATGGATCCTTTCTATTTCAACCGGCTCATTCGGAGTGGGCTCAGGCGGAAGAGGTTCTACGTGATTCCGTGGGTCATCCATATAACCAGGACTCGGCGTGCAACCTGCACGCCATGGAGGACAATACGCTGGCGGATCACAAGAGTTGTTGTTTCCGTTGTTATTTTCTTCAGACATTATTCATACTCCTTAGTACCCCTTCCCGCCGCCGCCTGGGGAGGGTAATGACATCGGAGACATCGCTGGAACGCCTGCAGGTGCAGCACGAAGAGGAGCTGCCGCCCTTCCTGTAATCGCTGGTGCTGCCCTAGAAGACTTAAAGGGGCTAGGAGGGGTAGACTTTCCTAACTTCACCTTTCCTTTTCTTCCCTTTTTCTTATTCGCGATGGGAGTCTTGGATGCACGAATCTTAGACCCCGTCTTTATCACTTGTCCGGACTTGCTCTTAATTCCAGATGGTGCCACATCTCTTGCCATCTTCTCTATTTGTTCAAAGTTTGATTTAGCTTTCGGAATCTTCTTTTTTGATTTAGATTCAATGTTGGTGGGCTTCTCAACTGTAAAGAACTTCTTGCCGGTAGAGACCGGTGGTTTCTCTATTCCCAATTTAGAATCCTCAAACGTTTCTAGCTTATATTTTCCAGGCGGGAGACCTGCCTTAACCTCCGAAACCTTTACATCCCTGTACTTGGGGGCTGACAGGATCGGTTTACCCGATGCATCCTTTGTAAATCCATCTAATTTCTTTATCTTCTGCACCGTTCCAAACAAAGTATTGGATGCCTTAAAGTTTGTTGCACCAATTGGCTTTATTCCATCCGCCAACTTCTTTATTTGAACCGGCGGATTAAAGGTGTTTTTTTCCTCATCTGTCTTCAGCACAGACGGCTTATTGGACAAAATTTTCTCTATTTTTGGAATCCTAATCTGCCTAGACTCCATCTCCGATTTGTCACTCATAGCAACTGATGCTTTTCTTACCATCTCTGTTATTATAACCGCCCTATCCGTAATCTCAAACTCTGGAGCCGACTCGGGGGAGAAGTCCGGAATAAACTCTATTAAGTTTTTATCCTCAATCGCCACTGCGTCACAAAGAACCTTCATGCTGTCTTGAATTTTATCCGCTAAACTCCGCTTATTAGACTCCATAATTTCGTCAAGATTTCTTACAAAGTACGCCCCATTATTTTCCGTTACTAATTCAATATTCAACTTTTTTTCCATCTTGTCCAAGATTGATTGGTTGACCGCAGCGGAGATTCCCTTGTTTTTCATCGGTTTGGGTGGTCCGGTCCTCCATGAAGAGAAATTTGAATTACCACTATCATTCTTCTTCTTATTAATAAGAGTATATTCTACGTGCTTGTCTATAATATCAAGCTGCTTTCCACTAATTCCAGAAGACCGCCTCTTTCTACCGCGTGCGCCGCGGCGGGATGACTTCTTTTCATATTGTATTATAAAGTCCTCTTCTGCTCCATTTTCTGTTCCAGTCCCAAAAGTAAAGGTGGGTTGGTTTTTGCCCATCTTGTATGAATTCATAGTAAAAGCAGCTGGTGCGTTGTTAAATTTTTTTCCATCCGATTCGGCGTCAATCCCGAATTTATCTTCCTCCAGAAACCACATTTCTTTTACCTGCTCGCTGGTAACGCGATGAGACCCTCGACGGCGGCGGCGACCTCTGTAATTCTTTCCTCCCGCAGCCAGTCTTACCTTCTCAGTTGTAACCGCAGTTCTGTCCTCCATCTCATATTCCACTGGTCCCGGTCCGGTGAATTGGTCAAGCAATTCCACATCGGCTGCGAGGTCGCCTACATCGGGGCCCAAATCTCTTATGCCTGTATTGCCCACGAGGTCCGTCCCGAAAACAGAAGCATCGTCCACAGCAGATATCTGTGTAGCTTTCCCTATAAGATCAAAAATTCCTGGGGCTGCAACTGGTAAATATCTTAAATCGGCACTTACAAAGTCATCCGCTTCGGAAAACCACTTCTTAACCCTCATTATCCTGGGGTTTCTACCTGCAGACCCTGCTTCCGATGGGGTCAACCTAACATTGGAAGCGTCTTTTATTAAATCTATGTCTAAAATGTCTTCCAGTAATCCGTGTAATTCCTGGAATGATCTTAAAATCTCCAATATTTGTTCCGGCCGAGAGTTCTCAGGTCTCAGTAGTGCTACAACATTGTCGAGATTAAATCCAGATAACCTCGGAGAATCACTAGGATTTAGATTTCCAATCCTAAAAATTGCGTCAGCGTACACAACGTTAACTGCTTCAAAGTATGCCCTTGCCATTTCCACGAAACTATATCTTTGTCTGGCAGAATTTACAAAAGCAGGATCGAAGGTTCTTGTTATGTGGTTGTAGTTTCCCCTGCTTTCTGTTCGTTCAACGTTTTTCTCTCTATAGTCCGGATATAACTCATCCGAAGTCGGACTAGAGAGTCCGGATCTACTAAAATATTTGGACGTAGTAACTGGGATAGAACATTCATTGTAATATCTCTCTAGTTGCTTTGTTTGGTCTCTGAGAACAATAAGAATCTCCTGTAAATATTTCTCTAGTCCGTCTTCATATGATAACTCAATGCCATACTGATACACCCCGTCATACACGCTTGCCAGAGACTCGTCTGTCCCTATAAAGTTTCTATAAAAAGGAAATGGTGGCATTCCGTCATTGGCAATGGGTAAAGGAGTTCTAGGAGAATTTTGGAACCAAGATGTTAAGAACCCGTAAGATTCCCAAGCCAATGTACCGAAGGGCTCATCCGAAACTGAACCGTTTTTAGATTCGTGAGGAACCAACAAGTCGTTTGTATCAAATGTGCTGGCGCGCTCGGTAGTCGAGGACCTTTCACCAGATTGGACAACTATAAATTCTGGTGTTTCTCTGTCGAACACGTCTTTCGCTCCGAATCCCAGTCTATTAACTCCAAGGTCTCTTTTGGTCATTCTTCTTCTAACAATTTTTAAGTTAGTCAATCTAAAATAATCTCTAGAGCGCATTATCTTGTATTTTGAACGATTGGGCAAATTGCTATAAAGATGTCCATATTTAGAATTGTTAACAAATATCTGCTCTTGGTCTACCAAAAACTCAAGACTAACATGACCAGTGATAGGATCGTGATCTATCTCTGCTCTTGCATTAAACTGATTTGCTCGAATGTCATCAAGATATTTCGTTCTCTTGTTCTCCTGCAGAAAACTAGGCAAAGTTTTTGGCAAATACATGTCTTTTTCCGATCTCTGAAACCTTCTAAAGTCCTGAACCTTGATGTTGGGAACCATAATGCTCGTTAGATATTGTTCTGGGTCTCCAGCATCTGCTTCATGAAACCTCCCCTTCATATAGGACCCGTCCTGCATGACGTGATAGGGACCAGACCAAGGAGTGCCTCTTGAATCAAGCAAGACCATACTGTGAGGATTTAGTGAACCGTTCTCTATTACCTTGTTATACGACAATTTTCCATACATGTTATTCAAAAAGGTCATCTCGCTTGGGTCCATCTCCAGGTCAAAAATATTGAAATCCATAAACGTGAACGCATAAATATGCAAACTATTAATGTTGTTCCCTATTTCTGGTAATGAAAAGGTCTTATAAAGCTTGTGCACTTCGTTTCCATTAACATCGTATTCCTTGAGATGATCTGCTGCGGCTGCATAATATTGTTCTGCGCCGGTTGGTTTGGCACCATCTTGAAAGAAAAAAATGTCCTGCCGTCGATTCGCCAATCCCTGCATCGCTTGGGCGATGGAGGATTCCAAATATTCAAGCCCTCTTAACGTAATCTGCCTTAAGCGATCTTGAAAATTTGCCACCTGACCTCGGCGAGAAAAAAGTCTTTTTATCACTATATTCGCTGCTTCGCTTGTTGCCACCACAACACAAACCTTTAAAGCCTCGTCTATTACAGACATGGATGATTTGGACCCCACTACAATATTTCTTGCGTGGCGGCCGCGACCCATTTGACGACGGACTACAGTTAAATCTTCATCAACTGCTTTTGCGGTGGCGTTTTTGATATCTTCGTCCAGTACGTCGTCGATGACCAAGTCTACCATTACTGCCATGTCTTCTTCTGAAGCAGACTCTAGCGTGATTCTACGTATTCCCACGTTTGGCAAGAAATCTCCGATAATGTCATCTTTTGAAAAATCTACTCTAGACATTAGTCACACACCTGCTCGTCTTCTATTCCGATGTGTCCATAAAAAGTTTCTCCTTCAAAATCTTCTGGTATGCCCAGCCCAGCATGCTCATCAAACAAAACCTCTACATATGTCGATAACTCGTCTCTCATGGTTGAATCAAAGTTGGCATCCACCTTTAATGATAAAAGTTTTTCTTCCTTTACCGTTGTTGTTCCTTCTAGAAACTCTTCCTCATCCTCAACCAAAAAAAATTCAACATCGAATTTATCATCAGAAGTGGAAACATTCTTTTCTAATACTTCTAAAGTGATACTCTCAGTATCAATAGTTAATTCATATCCGTCAACAAATCCTAGAACTTGACCCATACCGTCCTGCTCAAAGTATTCATTCATTGTTATGGTATCTCCGACTTCTACCTTTTCAGCCTCCATGTTATAATCAACAATCAAGTTTATCTGTGGTCTTCTCATTCCTATGTTGGGACCAGAAGAGCTTAATTGTATCGGGCTCTCAAATTCTTGATCATTCAAGCTATAAACGCACCATGCAGGAGCGTATTTGTTGCCCACCTCTGAATTCCCTAGGATGTTTCTCATCAACTTCCTATCATCCGGAACCATTGCGGTGTCGTTGACATAGTCTTTCCCATAAAGATTACCAGCGACCCTCTTTTGGGATGCTCCTATGTTTCGAAAAAGATTTGCCAACATAATATGCTTGTTTGTTCTGGTGACACGAGTTTCCGCTCCCTCGTGTTCGTACAAGGGTCTCATCCTTACTGTGTCGTTCTGTATCCTCTCAAACGATGTTTTTGCGGTTTCATTCACATTCTCTCCGTAAGACGCATCATAAAGAACCTCGTCATCTGAGAAGGCATAGAATTCTGGCTTAAATCGCCCCTTAGAAAGAAGATACTTCCCGTATTGAGTAAGCTGAACCTCCATCACTTCTTCTTTTTTATTGAAAAACGACATTATTCATCCTCTTTTGGGAACAAATTCTTGAAGTCGACCTCTTGTTCCCCTTCTTCGTTCTCTTGTGGCACCAATCCAGCAACAGCTCTTGCGGTTTGTTCTGCCTGTTCCGGTGTTAAGGGTTCTACTATGTCCCTATCCTTCGCAAAAGACACTCCAGCATCAATTTTAACTAGTTCAACCAACGAGAAATAATCATAAGGCCAGTTGTATCCATATTCAAAAATATCGTTTTCAACGGATAACTCCCTTTCAGGGTGACCGACCGGTAGTTTGTCTCGTGATATCTTCTTAAAATAGTTTGTTTCAGCTCTTTGTTTAACTTTGAATACCATCCATTTTACATTTTTGTTAAAGCTGCCACCTAAGAGATCTGTTGCGCCTCCCAAATCATGAGAAACTACAGATTCTGCTTGCAGTGTATCATCATCATTGTTATGAAAGTCGTTCAATGCAACATCTGGCGGGAGATTCTGCCACATATATGCCAAGTCTGACTTAGACAAAGTATGCTCAAATTCAAAGATGTACATTGCAAATGGATGCACAAACTTTTCTTCCTCATTGTTATATTTTAAGAAATTCATTTTTGGAGGAATAACATATTTAAGCATCTTTCCTACCATTGTTTGAATGCTTGTCCGGGATAATATGGGGTTTGCCACAACTTCTGTGGTTGTCCCCTTGTTACGACCGCGACCGTGTCTAAGTCTTCGTCCCTCAACAGTATCAATATACGCTTTCTTGTAATTTGGATACCCCTCGTTCTGGACAGCCTTATATACCTCGTTCTTTGGAATGTTAAAGAACTTTCTGTTGCCACTCTCATCTTCCACAAACGGAATCGCAACAACCGCTTCCGATACTTTACGCTCTTCTGGCAATTGTCCGATAGAAAGGGCTCTTTGCTCCTTTATTTTTCGCTCACCTTTTCTAAAATGAACACCTAATAATCTTGACAAATCTTCAGACCCATCAATTGGTGGCATAATTTCTATAAACGAACTGGGGTTATCATATGCCCCTGTTTGGTGCCACATCCCTTTCGCAGTGGTTATATAATGAGGCTTTGCTATTGTAGGAGTGGTCTGACGGAAATCCATATTTGGGGTTTCCCACTTACTCTGTATAACCCACGATTTTCGAAGAATGTCCGCATCTCTTTCTGTTCCCTCAAATATTGGAACCAGGCTTCCTTGTGCCAAATCCATACCATAAAAACTAGCAGATAATTGCATCGCATGTGTTTTATTTAAAGATGCAGTCGCGGCATTGATACTTTGAAAATCAGTACTGATGCCTGGACCCGACACATAATCACTATTTGTAATTCCTGAGATTCCAAAATTATTTTTTGAACCAGTACCCTGAATATACCTATTATAGTTAATGGTTGCTGTTCCCAAACTATTTTGTTCGGTTATCCTGTTAAGAACATCTTCTATAGTCTCATATGAAACGCCAACGGACGGATTAAATATATATTCAACCTCTGCATAATTGTCATAATGAGGTGGAGTATACGGGGCGAAACCATGACCTACATAATTGCCTGCTCTGTTATAACCATGATCACCAGGTCCTGCGTTAACTGGTGGTCCAAATGCAGCCGCACGATTATACATCGGAAAGTCCTGCGTATTGGGACGATTTAACCTCAAGCGGAACTTATATGTTTTGCTCGGATCTACAGCAGTTTGCAACGTATCTTCGGATGCGATAGTTGTAGTATGTCCCCCCTCCAAAAAGAATCTTGAACTTTCAGCAAAAAAATTGTTAGCTGCCTTCGAGTATGTCGTGTCACTCAAGACCCGCATTCTCGACAAACTAAAACTAGCGGTCAACATAGAAGAGGTTATCGGTGTTTGGTGTGTCGCCCCCCAGTATGTTTCCGGAACCACAGTTGAAAGATGGGATAGGTGTCGAGCACCAGTATCTGCCGATCCAGATGACCTACTTCTCAAGAATGAGCATGGCTGTAAACTGGCACTTGGGTGTGGCTCCATTTCGTAAAAGGTGAACCTCTCGTCTAATCTTGCAACATTTCTGGCTGTGCCAATATTTTTAACTGTATTTGTGACCAAGCGGGTTGGATCAATAATTACCTCAAACGGAAGTCTTTCAACACGTTGGACGCCCCATGTACCAAAATTTCTTCCATAATCTCCCTGAGTCCAATAAGACGTTGCTTCCGCCAACTCTGGGTCTGCTCCTTTCGCCTGATGTTCCCCCCAGCTGGCAGAACCGATGCGTGGTATGCCGAAATCAGATGTTTCGTTAAACGCGGAACCAGTGATGTAGGAAGGATATTGAAAAGCCCCTGTTAGTTCCATGTTTGTGTCTACGCCGTTTTCTCCCAACAATGTAATTCCATATCCAGTTTGGGCACCAGCTGACCAAGCATCTGTAAATCCTACAAATTTGCCCTTAGTCGTGGTCTCGACTCCAGCCAAAGAACCTTTGCCGCCGCCGACAAGAGTCTTCCTGTACAGAGGCATAGCATGATTATTTAATCCAAGATTGTTTGTCATTGTTATAGAACCAGAAGTTCCAGCCATGACATAACCAGTGTCGTTTCCCATTCGGAACCACCCTATTAAGTTATCCACATGAGGCTGTTCCACACACAAATCTGGTCGCCAGGGTCCACGCTGCCTGACGCCGCCGCCGAAGAGTCCTCTAACAGACTCGTCCGTCAACTTTGTATTGAAAATACTGACTTCAGAAATAGCAACTTCCATTGCGTTGAGAGCATGATTAGTGTTGGTGTGCCCATATCTGTGATTTCCTATGGTACAATTTCCGGTTGCTGTTGTGCTATGACCGTCCATGTTAACGGACGTTTCCGTTAAACTCCCGGCGGTGCCAGTTATTCCCGCAGCGGTAGCAGCCCCTTGAGTTTCGATTTGTACGCCGTCGATATAAAAATCTGGTGTAGATGTATCAAATTTCTTTGCGACGGCGACATGGTACCATTTATCTGCAGTTGTTAAGGACTTATATGGCTTTGTCCACCACTTTTTATAATTTGATGCATCGGTGTACATCGATAGCATCAGGCGGCCGCCATGTTTTGTAAAATGAATACCCTCTGTAGCATTATCATCATCCTTGAATACCAACAAGCTTCCGGAAGTATCAGTGTTGCCGTCTGCATCAGGATCTTCATCAAAATAAACCCACATCGATATACTTAATCCGGAATTGGCAGCGGATGAATTTTTACCATGACTTCCAGATATAAGCTGCGCCCATTCGCTGGCTTGTCCTATATTAATATGATTGTTGTCTTGTTTGTCGAATGTCGTACAAAACAAATTAAACTTTCTATCTCTGTTGGGAGTAAAGACAGGATAATCAACAGCAATGCCAGATTTTATAGAATTGTAGGCGATTCCTGGAGCGTAAAAAGGTTGTAAAGCTGTTCTCCAACTTCCATAAGGCTCGTATCCTCCCTTCGTCTGCCCGAATTTTTCAACCGCAACATTAGTTTGTGGACCGTATGATTCACTAAACATAGTTGCTAACTGCAAAGTTCTCTGTGCTGGATATATTCCTTCATATGGAAGAAACTTTTTCATCGCTTTACACCTGAGAGTTAGACTGTTCTCTGACATTGCCAGTTCTTTATGCCCTTCCTTCACAATGTCAAAGTATTTTATAAAGTCACTATGTCCGTAGACTTTGAAAAAATCTGATTTACTACTATCAGCAAAATCATCCAGTGCTCCGGTCATCTGCAAAAAATCTGCCTGTGGGCATGAAAAATAGGGATCCGCTGCGGCTCTACCAATATAGTTTGGCATTTCCTCACTAATTCTATATTCAGGAACTATAGAATAATCTTTTCCAATTAATCTCATCTGCATCGCGTAATCATCATAATCCTTATAATTAAAAGGATCGCGTCCTGCCATCTCACCAGCTTCCCACTTTGCTGCACCAGCCAAATAAGTGCTAGTATTGGAGGACGCCGATAGAAAAACGGGGCTCGTGTCGAGGTAGCCGATCATGATTTGACCATCGATGGTGGAGTCAGAATATTCATCCGCCAAATAATCACCGCCGACATAAGAATTGTCCCAAGTGCCCTTAAAATGTAGACTAAGTTTATTGGTGCTTGATTCTGCTTTTGCAACTTTTTTAAATATAGAATTACTATTAAGCCCATCTTTGACAGCTGATGCGAGTGTAGTTGTTGTATAGCTACTTTCCGAAAGGGGGATCCATATTTTGTTAGCTCCGACGGCGATGTCAGCCGCATTGTTTACGCTTGCAGTCTCGGCAGTCCTACAAAAATATATATAATGCACCACGGCAGAGGCTTCAGGAGGATAAAACTGTATGTAATATGATGTATGATCGCCGTCGCTTGCGCCGCCCCAGTATTTTTCTGTAACTGTCGTATTAAATGTTAAATTAAATATATAATTTTCTTCTGGAAACTTTCTAGCATACATGGCTGAAGCGGTTGGATATGCACCTAAGCCAACTCCACCTGAACGAAACAAACAATAAGAAGACATTAATTCACCTTCTCCGAAGGCTCCCGGGATGTCTGTGCCCAGAGCTATTTCGTTAGATGTTCCAAAATTTGTTTGTGCATCGAGTGGCCACATACTGCTAGTTAATCCAATGTGCAATCCCTGAGAGTTGTGCTTATCTATAGTTCGCCTGTCCGCTCTCTTTGGCTTCCACCAGTCGATGATAAAATTTTCTCTTCCTCTAACTCTGTTTGAATAAGAATTGGAATCTCTCGGATATATTGTTTCAGAATATAGCGACTGAATAATGTCCGCTCCAATTTTATCTCTCAACGGAGTGGCTGATGCTTTTTCGTCTATTTGTAAAAAGTTTACCAGTTCCGGGTTTGAAAAAGTGACTAAATCGTTTCCGTGCGTAACCTTTCCCCCTACAGAAATTTGGGTACCACCAGCAGAATGAGCGTCCCTCCAGGACCCATACGAATTGGCTAGTCCAGCTACAGACTTGCCTATCATTGTTGTTTTGAGGGGTCCGAATTTTGATGTTACTGCAGATTCTGTAAAGCGATATCTTTGAGCACTAATTGTCCTGCTTGTTCTTGCTCTCTGGTGGTCTATATTATCTGGCCAAGAATAATCACCTCTAGTAAAATAAGCAGGCGAGAATGAGTTAACAAGTGCCCCATCCCTTTCCACAATAGGAGCCATTATGTTGTCCCTTCGAAGCTTTCTAGCAACTGGATGATTTCCTGCTCTCAACTGTTTCCAAGAAGGATACCCATATGGACCGTTTCTGTTTGACAAGATCGCATTTAAGAGATGTGCGTCCCACTTAAGAGCTTGATCGAAGCCCCCCTGATATCCGTCCAAGACGTTTGTATCTAGAGCTGGCCAGACCCCTTCTCGCTCTGCCAAATAGTTGACCCTCGAATAAACAGAAGAAACTGATTTAACACTCACGTCATCATACCCAAGAGTATTATAACTTGAAGATACCGGCTCGACAACCACAAAGTTTAACCCTGCAAAGTCCACTGGTTCAAAAGCCTTTATTGATAAGTCGCCACCCAAAACGTCGGGGCGAGGGGCGAATAATCGGTAAATGCCGCCGTATACACCAAAACCCATGTCACTTGCAGAAACAAACCCTGGAGAGTCATAATCTACAGCATTTGCTTCATTGGTTTC